AGTGTTGTATGACCTTCCTTAAGATGTTCTCTTATAGTGTTAACAAGTGTTGCCATTATTAATGTCTTACCACCCCCAGTACCAATTTCTATTACACCGTTACCTTGCTTAAGTGCTTTGACAATAACCTCACTTTGATAATCTCTAAGCGGTAAACTAAGCTCTGCTAAATCTGTTATCCCATAGTCTACAAAGAACGCCTCTTTCAATGGTTCTGTTACTACCATCTTATAAGGGATACCAAGAGTACGAATATGATTTGCTATTTCGGCAAACATACCAAGCTTGAATCTACCAGCCTGTGTGATGCAGTAATGACGCGAAGGTACAAAATTTCCATAACGAAGTTTCTTCAAACTCGCTATAGGGTCTTCAACAGAAAAATGTTCGCGGAGATTGTCCAGATACTCGCTCTGAACGATACCCATCTTTCTGGATTTATCGTAGTCGAATACAAACTTTATCATTTGCTTTATAGTTGCTCTAGCTTGAGTATCTCAGTGAGGTTCTTAATATCGAATGACATGTTTCTTAGTATGTGTTCTACTTTTTCGAGGTACATTATGATGAACTCTTCATCTCTAACCTTGCTCTTCAAACGTTTAACGATATCTGCTCCTTCAGCGCGTTTCTCTAATGCTGGCCTACTCATCTTCACTTTAGGATCGTTAAGCTGTTCACTTATAAACGTTTCCTTAGCCTTGATTATTAAAGATTTTGTTTTTGCAAGCTCCATTTTGTGGTTTATGAGCCTGGATACCCACTTATGTTTGATACCAGGTAGCTGCATTTGAGCATCTCTCAAATTCATCATGTTGATTTTGGTGTCTTCTTCTAGTTCTTTACCGTATTTATCTATTGTTTCCATTGCATTTACCTATTCTGGAGTAAATAATTCCAGCCAATAAGATATTATACTAATGTTAAAGGAGAAAGTCAAGTGAGTTTCGACAAATTAATAAACAAAGTTATGAGCGAAAATTCTCTAAAAGGAGGTAACGCGGATAAATATACTCCTCAATCTATAGCTAAACTCCATAACGTCCCAGTTGAATCTATATTATATCAAATAGCCATGGGAATTAAAGTTGAGCTAGAGCATACTAATGACAAGGAAAAGGCTAGAAAGGTTGCTATGGATCATTTAGTAGAGATACCAGACTATTACGATAGACTTAAGAAAATGGAGAAAGAAGCTGACATTGAAGAAATGACTAATGCTGGAGTCCTAGGAACTAGTGGATATGAAACTGGTGGGATAGCTCCACAAGATAATATACCATACGCCAAGGGAGATTCTAGAGTGCCAAAGGTATTGTTTACAAAGGGATATAAACCTGGAAGAAAGAAAAAGAATAAGAAGAAAAGGAAAATGCATATTCAAAGAAGACCTAAAATAGGTATGTAGAAAGGATGAGTTATTATGAATACATTTCAGAACCCAAAACACGGAGATAAATGGCTTTGTGAAAAATGTCACACATGGTGTGTCAACCAAGTGCCACGTTGCTCATGGTGCGGCACTAAACGCTCAACACCACCAGCACCACCAGCACCAAAAGTCACGCCCAAAAAAGAAGATGAAGAGAAGCAAGCCTAAGTCTAAAAGAAAGACTAAAAAGAAAAAGCTTACTTCGATACCTATACTGACTAGACGATTATTCCGTCTGGCCTCCGAGAGTTGTAGAGAAAAGGCTCATTTTCGTTGCGAAATATGTGGCATGTTAAAGGGAACTATCCACCCTAATACTGGCAAACCACAAAGAGTAGAAGCGCATCATGTCATGAGCAGGAGTAATAAAGACTCTCCTCTTAAGTTTGATATGCGTAACCTGATTTGTCTATGTACTGAGCACCACAAGACAGGTAGATACTCTGCACATAAACACGGAATATGGTTTTCGGATCAATTCAGGAAAATTCGTCCAAAAGATTACGAATGGATATTGCAACACAGTGACGATTATGTTAATCTAAAGGATAGAAGTGTATTGAAATACATAGAAGACTGTCTTAGAGGCAAGAAAAATCTGGAATTCGACCAAGAACACGAAGAAGTTCAGCTAGAGTTTGTCATAAAGGATAAGTAATTACGGAGAATCTTATGGCGTACAAAAATCCTTGTGTATATTGCGGAGCACCTTCATACGGTCCTGGATGCCCTTTTAGTCCTAATAAGATTCATTTTCATGCATCTGACCCAAAGAAGTGTGTATACTGCGGGAGTGTCGCCCATGGCCCTGGTTGCCCTTTTAATCCTCACTCTGATGTGCACGTACATGGCGTAGAATTCAACTCTATGGTGAAAGAGACTATAGACAAGAGTATTACGCTTGGATTCCTTATGAATGCCCTCTCAACTCCAATAACAGAGATGAAAGCATACAAGCTTGGACTTATCAACGAGAATGGAAAGAGTATTAAGGCCCCAACAACACCAGAAGAGTATTCTGCATATGGTGCATTGGAAAAATACATCATAGGACTTAAGCAAGGTATTGGCAATAAGCTTGATTTGGTTAATGGTGCCATCAATGTTCAGCTTGAATCAGCAGTCACTATGGAAGAATATTCCACTATATGTGAAGCCAAGCTCAACTTACAGGAGAAATTTTCTGAAATCGGTGCAGCATTCAACGAAATAGTTGTAAGTGCCTATAGCGTAGGACTTTCCAGCGCGACAATTGAAAAGTTAATCATTGATTCTATCCTAGAAAAGAAGAAAAAATAATATTTTTTCAGAAAGACCCCTTGACATTTCATTTTTCAGTTGTAGTTATAACAGAGACCATAAGGGGAAAACTATTTTACTCTTAAATTCTTAAACTCTTAGAGGACTAATGAAGAAGTTTCTTTTCTACAAAGAAGATAATCTAATCTTGATCAATTTTGATGAGTTATTCACTGGGATCGAAATAGACTGTTTGAACGAGTTANATAAATACGGACTAATTGTTGATTACAAGATAAATCTTTCCAAACGAGATGTTAAGAAGATTATCTATCATCATGTTATCCACACAATCTGTGAGGAGATTAGGTTAAACAAGTACAGATATAATAAGGTGATTATTATTCCTCCACGTATTAGAAACTTTCATGAGATATCTGAGTTCTGTGATCCAGATGAGTTTCAAATCTTTCTAGAAAAGCTTCTCAAGAGGCTTAAAAACTCTCTTCCTTTTGTTATATTCACTTCAGATGACTATATTTTTGAGACAGATGTAGATTCTGGAGAGAAAGAAGACTTAATAAGGATTTTGTCAGAGATGTGTAGTATTATTTCAAACAAAAAGTTTACATTTGAGAAGATAAAACGTTTAACCACACAGTTTGAGCTTGATTTTCTGTCGAAAGAGTATTTTAATTCGAATAAAAACAAAACTTCTTTTACACTAAATCGGTAAATACTTCAAAGGATTACGCAAGGAGATATTTATGCCCAAATTTGATGATATATTAGAGAGATTTAAAGATGTATTAGAAGAGTTCACAGCACCAGCACAACCAGCACAACCAGCACAACCAGCACAATCAGATATTCAGAAAATTGATGCAATGAAGGGTGTTGATGTTGTTTCAAGATTGCAAGGACTTGTTGATGATCCTGGTGTTAAATTTGACAAAGAGCAAATGGGTCAGGTTGTTAATAGTTTGATTAGTGAACCACAAACAACACCAAACGCCACACCTCCAAATCAACCAACAACACCAATTACAAATGCTGGAAATCTAGAGCAAAAACTAGCAACACAACCAGTCCCTTAAGGAGAATATAATGAGTAAGACATTTGATAGCATACTTGAAAAGTACAGAACAGATATTTTAGAAGAGCAGCCACCTGATCCAGCCGCAGCAGCACCTATGCCTGATCCTGCCGCTGGAGCAAACCCAGGAAACCCAGTAGATCCAGCAGCCGCAGAAGAACCACCTACACCAGACCCAGAAGAGGTAATAGACGATCTAGAAAAGTCTTCAAAGAAGCCTTGGGTTGATCTTGCAGGAGTTCTTGCTCGTGCTATGGACTATAGATGGACTGATGAAGATATCAAACGTTTAAATGATTCAATGCCAAGTGGTCTTACTATGCGAGACTNTATAAACGTAAGAGAGTCACCAAATATCAGAGACAAGTTTGATGCCAACATAGTATCAGCCGCTGTTACTTTCTTTGATCAAGTTGATAAACTCATGGGCGAGAATGATATGGATGAAGTAATCCCAGCAGAGGAAAGATAATGAGAGATAAAGACACTAAGATTCTGGAAGAGAAATATAAGAATGTCACAGAACGAAGACAAAATTATGATGAGACATTCACAACCATAAAAATTTATGATGATAAGGCTGATCAAGAAGTACCAGTAGAATTGTCTATTGAATACGATAAAGAACCTACTGAATATGTTGGTGGTCATAAGTTTTGGCAGGGTGGTGTCGATATTCAAAGCATAAAAACTACTGACGATATAAACATAGGTGGCAAAGAGTACCCAGCAGGAACAGATGTTGAAATGCTCTACCCTTATATGGACTGGTGGGTTGATGATGCCAGTGAAGAATATATTGCGAAGTGGACTCAGAAGTTTATGGATGATATGAAAGATATTGCTAGCAATGGAGGAGAAAATATTCCTACACAGCATTATCATGACATATATAGATAATTAAGTATTGACTTTTGTTTTTAATGTGTTAATATATCTGCATGAGTGTTAATAAATCGTTATACCTTAGTGGTCCTATTGAATTCACAGATAGCGCATATGTATGGAGAAATCATATGTATCGTGATCTACACGAAGATTACGACATAATCATTCCTGATCTTATTCCATGTCCTTTTACTAAGAAGGATGATGAATATGGTGCATGGGTTAAGAATAACTTTATTCTTCCTGACATGAAAGATGTTATGGTGTGTAACAACTTCTTTGTATATATAGATCATGTATATTCAAGTGGAACATACGGAGAGCTTTCACTAGCTGCACTGCTAGGTAAAGATATTGTGTGTTACCTTGACAAAGAAATTAAGGTAGAAAAATTACCCATGTGGGTAATTGGTTGTTTAGATGGTGCAGAGTATGTAAAATCAATTAATGATGCAATTGGTTATTATCAAGCATTAATAAATAGAGAGAAGAGGAAATGAAAGAAACTAATGTAATAGATTGTCTAGACCATGTTCATACCGAGGAGTTTAATTATATATTTCAAACTAAGATTAAACCATTTTGTATCGATTTAGTACAATTGAAGTTTAAGACAAAAACCAAAGAGAGTATGCATTATGAAGCATATAAATTAGCAGAAGCTAAAACAACAGAACAACTTATTGGTGACATTATAAACGAGAGTCCAAACTATAATATTATACCTAATGGTGGAGATGGGGGAGCAGATTATGAATGTGGCCTCCAGACAAAATCCAATGATTATAATGGCAATGATAAAAACTATCTAAAAATAGAAGATGTAGAATTTAATCTCCTTAAAAATAGACCATATGTTACAGGATTTGCATTAGGAAAAACAAAGTTTGATAAATCTGCTTCTCCCCAAAACTTTATGAATGAAGACTGGTGGAATCAACTTAGTTCTTATGATTTGATGTGTGCAAAAATATATGGGGCATTAACTAGACAAGATTTTTTAGAACGGGAGTTTTCTAAGCAGTTTACAGGTAATTCTAAACAATTCCATTGTGTTGAAGCGGATAAACTACAAAATTTACTAGTGACATATAATAGGATCAAAAACAGCATCCCAGATATGACTTCATGTTTTGCCACTTTGCAAGAGATAGTAGGTAAGTTGAAAATTACCAATGATGATTTTTACAAAAGCCGCTATGACCTTTTGAATGATTTGAAACAAGAACTAGAAATGGCCAAGTTCAGTTTTAGTAACATATCAAAAGATAATGTCGATAAGAAAGAAGTAGAGGAAATGCTTAAAACCTTAAAGGATAAGCTAGTAGGATGAAGAATTGAAAAGGAGATATAATGAGAATATGTGTTAGTGGCGCGAACAATATGGGCAAATCAACCTTTGTAAAGGACTTTTTGGAAGCATGGCCAACGTACAAACATGGCGATCTTACATATAGAGAGAAGGTACAAGAGAAGCTTGGTGAGAAGGGTGGAACCGAGTACCGTTCCTTGAGCACTCTAGGTAATAGAGAGAATCAGGAGCTTATCAGAGATGCAATCATCGAAGATATCGCTGGTCATACAAGAGAAGACAACATAATTTATGATAGGGGATTGTTCGACAATCTAATGTACTCGCTTTACCTATGTGGAGTGGGAATTGAAGGTTGTGACGGTGAATGGATGAAGGAGCAGCTTCCTATTTTCAAAGAAGCGTTCAAGTCATACGACATAATTTTCTTCATTCCTCTTCTGGATGGCTATTCAACACCAGTGATTCCAGAAGGTAATACTGATCTGGACAGGGAAATCATTTTTAGGTCCGAGTGTGACAATATTATGAAGGCTCTCCAGAAGGAATATCTTGATGGCAAGAGGAATTGGCTTCCAAGGGAAGACACTCCAGCCTTGATAGAGATTTTCGGAACACCAGAGCAGAGAGTTGGAATGACAAAGCTATATCTTGATGAATCGGGAGCAGCTTACGGTGAAGATAATAGCCTGATTGCACAGCATATGGAAGAGGGCGTTAAGTTTATGGAAGATTTTGAGCAAATGGACAAGGAAACAAAAGATATAGTCTAAAACGAGACATTTTAATCCGTAAAACACTAAATATTTCAGGAAGATAGGCTTCTTCCTGGAATATTTTAGTTTAAAGGAGTATTAAGATGATGAAATTCGATGAATTGTGTGAGTTTGTATTGGTTAATGAAGCTGATTATGATAGTTTGACTGGAAAGGGTAAGATTTTCTCGCTTTCAGATTATGCAGAAGAGACGGTTCAATCAATAGACCTCAATGCAGTGAAAGAACTAATTAGAAAGACCACACTTCCTTTCACAACAAAGTATCTTGTGAACTTGGTAGTAGAAGACCTCATGGATTATCTCCCAGCAGAGACACCTGATCTTAAGGACATGCTCAAGAGAAATATCTGGTCAGCATTTGATGAGTCTGAGAAGAAGTCTGCCAGAGCAGCAAACGTATTGTTTGCTTTTCTTAAGAAGAAAAAACTCATCACACCTGGTATTCCTAAGAAGAATAACAAAGAAGACATCGAAAGCTTGGCAAAAGATTTAGACAAGGATATTGCAGATGATATCACTGGAGAACCATCAATGCATGACGTGAAACGTTATGGTGGTTCAATACCTCGTTCAACTGGTCATCCTGAAGACGAAAGTATGTATTACTAAGATGAACAAATTCAACAGTTTCATAGAACAACTATTAGAAGTGGACGCTACTCAACATGGTATTTCAGATATATCTTCTGGTAGTGGTCCAGGTGGTGTAATAACTGGAAATGATGTACTTGCAGTCATGAAAAAGGCACTCTCAAGTAAACCAGATGCGGTTAGAGAATTAGATGCATATCTAGGAAAGAATGCACAACTCAAGGGAATGCTGGACAAAAGAATGGATAGTCCAGAAGAGTTTGCTGCTTTTATGAAAGCTATTGGTATTACAGAGAAAGCTATTAAACAACAAATGACTAATCCTTCACCAAATGCTAATGATACTGATGCTAGTATTCCAGATTCTGCATCTAAAGAAGATAAAAAAAGTTTTTGGAAGGGAAAAGCACCATCAGGAGCAGAATTTGGTAATATACAATATAGTCCATATCAGTCTGATATAGAAAATGCTATTTGGGATACATGGTATTGGATTAAAAATGGAAGTCTATTAAAGAAATTACAGACAGTTGGTGGAATAGCAAAAAAGGGTGTCAAATCTGTTGCAGGTGCTGTGTCACCAACAGCCGCTGGTAGTACTGGCGTATTTTCGTAAGGAGAAAACAATGAGTGAATTCGATGAACTATGTGAAGGGTTTGGAATAATGAAAAAGACCACTCGTGAGAGATATCCACGAGAGATCAAAATATCAGAAGAATTTCTTGAAGCCCTCAAGAAAGAATATTATCAGCATAAGCTAGAAGAAGATAACACAAAGCCTGTCAGAAATAGAGCACAGAAATTTGTGAAAGCTTTGAGATTCCATGTTAGCCATTTGGAAGATACAGCCGCTGTAGAACTAGAAGCTATGAAGCAACGTTTTGCTGACGAGTCTGGCGTTGAAGAGTCTAATGATGAGCGTGTCCCAGAGGTAAAAGTAGCTGGTGACAAAAAAGAAATAGTTCAAAATGATGCACCTAAAAATACAGAGCCAAAGAAAGAAAAGCTTTGTAAGTGCAAGAGGTTGGTTCTAAAGAGAAATAGTTCTATGGACCCTGTTGAAACTGAAGTGTCAACGAGTTAATTCAACTATTTTAGCAAGACCTTTACTACCTTCGTAGGAATTATCTACAAAGAAGTCTGCCTTAATACTATCCTTACGAACTTTAACACATAGTTCATTTATGTCTTTGATTCCTTTGAATTTATCTGGCCATAAGAATACCCGTTCACCACGTTCAAGTAGTTTATTGATTTGATACCTTACGTCATCATTTTCTTTCAATTGATTATCAAGAACCCAGATTTTTTGGTAAAGTCTGTAGCGATTCATTTGTTCTTCTTGGACCTCACTCATAGTGATACCACCCATAGCCAAACCATTTTGTACAAACATAGAATCAATCGGGCCTTCAAATATGAACAAGTGATTAAGTTGCTCATTAATCTTATCAACACCGTACACGGTCTTATCTGCGTTTAGTTTGCTCATGTACTTTGGAGTATCATTATTTTTTTCTATATATGGTTCTTGACTGATACCAAACAGGCTTGCCTCTATAGTCATAATAAGGAATGATCAACCTGTTCTTATGAACAAAGTCTTTCAAGCTAACGTAAAGTGCTTTAGGTTTGTTGATGGCAGTATCTAGCCTTCTATCTTTTGATTATCTTCAGCGCATCAATTACTACCTTTTCTTTGATGTAATAATTAACTTGCTGCTGATCGAATAGGTTGATAGAATCAACAGGTAGTGCTTCTGATTTAGGACGGACAAACTTTTCATCCTTGATTTCAAAGCTGGCAAAATCATAATCCTTGGCTTCTTCCATTACTTCATGAAATGTAAGACCAGAAAGTTCTTTAACCCAGTTAACAGGACTCCAGTTTCTGCTACAATTCTTGCAACAGATCAAGTCTTTGTCTGGGATGTAATAAAGTCTTCGTTTCTTGCCCCAGGATTTGCCTTCTCGACAGGTAGGACAACAACCCTCGTATATGCCAGAGGATTTTTTGTAACGTACAAATCCAGCCAATTGATAGAACTTGGACATGACGTATTCAGATGGAAGTAATCTATTCATATCGTGACTATACAATATATTATATCACAATGCAAGCAAAAAGAAAGGGCTATTTTTCAATAGCCCTGACTTAGTTATTATGTCTGAATTTATGCTGTTGGAGCAGGAGTTGCAGCAGGAGCAGCAGACGGTGCCTGTGCCAAATATCCTTTATCTATGACTACATTGATTGTCTGTAATCCACTAAGAATATTCTGTATTGCCTGTCCAGCTTCTGGACTTACTTCTGCAATCTTTTCTTGGGTTAAACCAAGCTTATCCATATCTGCTTGAAATCTCTGTACAGCTTTCTGTATTTTAGCAACATGACTTTTAGCCAAACTAGAAGCTTGTGCTGAAGCCTTTGCACCACCAGGTTTTGCAACACTCTGTGCTGTCTGAACGGCTTTCTCACCTTCACCAGAAGCTAATTGAGTAACAGCCTTAGCACCAGCACCAATGTTTTTACCAACTTGCTTGGCACCAGCTTTAAAACCAGCGGCTTTTGCCTTTGCACGATCCCAAAGACCCTCATCAATTAGCTCTTCTTTGCTTTTTTGATGAGCTTCCCACATCAATCTGTCATCACAAGGTCTAGGCATCTTAGTATTCCCCTCCCATTTCTTGCTCAGGGGCCATTTCTTCTTCCTTATCATCCTTTTGAGCGGGTAGACTGATGATATAGCCTTCTAATTCTCCATTTAGGTCATGAAGTTTCTGGTTAATGTTAGCAACAGTCTTTGATGTCTTTCCTATGTCAGAAAAACTTCTTCCGAGTTCAGCAATATTCTCACTGATACCCTTCATTTTCTCTGTCATCTGTCCAATTTCACTGAGGATGCCCTTTAGCTCCTCTACATCACGTTCCATATTGTTAGATTTAAACCCAACATTAGCATCCATAGGGTCTACGTTAAATGCTTCTGGATCAACTTCATCCGCAATTTCAACGTCCGCTGGATTTCTCTCAATGTTGACATCCTTGAATTCTGTCAACGTTTTCTCGAAAACTCTTTTGTATTCAGGCATAATAATCTCCTTAATAGATATATCTCTGAATTATTTACTAAAAACCATTGATTTTCAATAGGAACCATGGTACTATATGGTATGAAACGTAAAGATTATATATCGTGGGATGAGTTATTCATTGGAATTGCTGAATTAGCAGCCAAAAGAAGCAAAGATCCAAGAAGTCAACATGGTTGTTGTATTGTAGATGAGGATAATAGAGTAGTTTCTGTTTCTTATAATGGGTTTCCTACAGGAATATCAGATGATGAGTTCCCTTGGGATCGTGGACTTAAAGATGATTATGTAATACATGCTGAAATTAATGCATCCTTAATGCCACAAAAGATTTACGGGGTTGTAGGCTATACATGTATTCTTCTCGTGGGTATTTTCCTTGTAGCAATGGTTGTGCACAAGCTATAATTCAAGCAGGTATTAAAGAAATTGTCTTGGCTTTTATAGGTGATCCAAAGGAAAAGGATGTAAAGGATAAATATAAGGGAGATGCAGCAAGAAAGATGTTTTTAGCAAAGGGTGTTAAGATAAGAGTGTTGAATTAGTCTTGACAATCTAAATTTTATGTGTTAATCTCACCAAATGAAAAATAACAAGAAAGATATCGTCCAATACAAGAACCCCAGAACTGGTCTTTATGTAAAGAAAGACAGAGTAAGTGGTAAGATTGTACAGAAGAAGAAATCTGAGGGTCCATTCTCTGGCGTACCCATCCAGCGCAAGCATAAGAAGGCCAAAAATAAAGTTGCCAAGAAGACTAAGAAGAAAACCAAGAAAACCAAGAAAACCAAGAAGAGTAAAATTGGTAAGAGCATAATTATCTGCTCAAAATGTAAGACTGAAAAAAAGACAACCAAGAAACAGTTGGAACGTCTTGTTTCCAAGTTTGGTTCTCTTGTAGACGTTTTTGAAAAATACCATTGTATCGAATGCAGGCGAACATACAATGTCACTCAGAACGGTAGACCCAAAAGAGTCAGTAAGAAGAGAAAGCCAAAATCAAATACTATTGCAAGTCTTCCTCCAATACATGAAACATCATGGGGCAAGAAGAAATGTGTTGGTGGAATACGACAGGAAGTTAAACTTGTTAAGCCCAAGGGAGTTTCAAAAACCAAATGGAATAAGGCTATCAAGGAATCCATTGCGTGGGCCAAAAAGGAAGGAATTATACACCCAATAAGATGATTGTAGAAAAGATAGAAAAATATGACGGTAGTTATCTTCGTAAGCGATTCGCATATGACCATTTTCAGGAGAAGACTCATCCTATAGGAAATATAATCGCATTCCGCGCTCCTATTTCTGTTGATGTCAAGGATTTGGTTGACAAAGATAACATCATAAGAGAGGAAGGTATATATTCAGATGACGCGGTTAACTTTTGTATGGAAATACCTAATATTTCTATGTTTGCTGGTGTGTGCTATCAGCGCATATTCAATGCTTGTATTGGTAACATACTTGCTTCTGAGTTTCTTCAGTGTGATGTCGAGATTGACAAGTCTTCTATTATCGTCCACAAAGAAATTGAAGAAGATGGTATCATTAAGACCAAGGGCAAAGCATCTGTAAGTGATGTTACACTTGTAGACGGTGCTGTTTTATTGTATACTGGTATCAATATCAAGTGTGGGAAGAAAGCACCAGCGATTGCCTTCTCTACAAACTTGAAAGATGACGAAGCGATTGTATTAATGCATAGGGGCATTGAATACTTCTACACTTCATTACAAGATATCTTTGTTGAGACAACTAAGAAAGTTGTGTAATGAAAATATTTGATTACATAAATGACATACTCTATAAGAAGTCGGGTTCTTTGTTCAAGAAGAAAGATGACGAGAGTGAGTTCCAGCCGTACATGATTCAGCGTTGGGTGTCGATGTATTCAAGTGCTCAGGTTAGATTATTGAACGGCACCACAAACAAGCTGTATCAATCACTTGAAAATAAGAGTCAATGGTATAAGTTATTCTTGACAACCGTTCCAAGATCAAAATACAAACGACTTAGATATATCAAGAAGGTACCAAAGGCTGAAAAGAAGAAATCTGACATGGATATTGCCATTGAACTTGTAGCATCTACGAAAGAGTTATCAAAGCGTGAAGTTAAACTATATGTAGAAGAGTATGGTCTGGACCTTGAGAGTCTACGAAAGAGATTAAAGGAGAAATAATGAGTTATAGAGAACATGCAATGCGTGAGTTTAAGGCCGCTGGATGGGTAGACTCTGATGGCAACTGGTCAGATGATATGCAAGAAATGTTATGCAAACAGGTCTTAGAATTAGTAGAAGTATTTTCAAAATATGGACATAGTGGAAGTTCAGCACCATACGCACTAAACCTTTTCAAGAAGATAGCATTATTCAAGCCAATAGCTCCACTTACAGGGGAAGATGATGAGTGGACCGAGGTGATTGAAGGCACATGGCAGAACAAACGTTGTTCAACAGTCTTCAAAGATGATACTGGTGTGTATAATTCAGAAGGAAGGGTCTTCGTAGACAAAGATGGCAGTGCATACACATCAAAAGACAGCAGGGTTAAAATAGAATTCCCTTACACACCAACAACTGAATATGTTAACGAAGAGATTGAAGCAGAATGTAATCTAGAAGAGGCTAAAGGAGAAGTATAATGGAAGAAAGCAGAGATGAGTTACTTAACAAGTTGTTGAATCTTGAAAAGAGATTGATAGATGTCACTGGCATGAAGAGAACAGCGGCAGCAGATTACCGAGATCAGATCAAGGACATCAAGGACGAGATCAAAGAAGTCGTCAAAGAATTGGGAGATTAATTATGGGTGACGAACATCTAAAAATGCGCGGGTTGGAGTCGAAGATACATGGATTGCCACCAATGAAGTCAATTGACTTGGATATGTACACTGGACAAGCTATTCCCAACAATTGGGATATTACAGGAGTTACAGGTGATATTCTTATGATAGAGTATGCTGATGAAGTTGGTGATGATGGTGAATATGTTGATCGTGGTGGTGTTTTAGTTAACGCTAGTGTCAGTAAAGATATGTGGCGTGTTGGTAAAATTCTTTTGGCTGGACCTGGTGCTAGTGATCAGTGCGAGGTTGGTAGCTATGTTCTTTTCCCAAATAATAAGGGAATACCAATCACTAAGTTTGATGGGAAAAATCTTTTATTCATCAATGAGGAACGTGTATTTTGCCACGTTAAACCAAAGGAAAAAACTACTGAATAATTTTAGTACCTTTAGAAAGATTATCATAAGCCCAGAGTGGTTGAAGATTTGTATAATGAAAACACTTCTTTTGCTCCTCTGGGTTTTTCAGATTAAAAGAGATACATGGAATCTGGTGATCAACATGCCAATCCCCATAATTATCCCATGTCATTCCTTCAGTGAATTTAGATTCTAAGTGTTGTTTAAGTTCTTTAATTGAACAACCTAATAATTCTATAGTTTTATACGCTTTATCACCACTATCTTGTCTAATAGCTGTACTAATTCTACTTCTCAATGTGCTTAAAATTCTAAAATCCACATCGGTTTGTCTTCTATTATAACAATAATTTTTATGGTATTCTGATCTTCTACTTTTAGTTTTTTCTCTATAAGCCTTTATTTCATCTTTGTGTGTATCCCTATATTCTTTATCTATTTTTAGTTTATGTTCCTTATTTGTTGTTCGCCATTTTAATTGTCGTTCTTTACATATTTCAGTATTCTTTTTGTAATATTCCAACACAGCAGCCTTTGTACAGGTTTTACATTTAGAGTTACGTCCATACTTACCACTTTTAGCTTTATAAAACTCTTCTATAGATTTCTCAGCATTACATTTAGTACAGATTTTTGTTTGCATTATTATCTCCTCACATAAGTATTTATACAAAGGCCCACACTTCATGTGCATTTTCTCTCCTCACAGCTAGAAAATCCTACCTCTGAATGTGGGTCTTTTCCCTTTAAACCTCCATAATTGGTAAATAATTACGGAGATTTACATGGCTAGTATGAATTATGATGGTTTGAAGCAGCTATATGCTAGTCATGTGGTTGAAGTCAAGGTTATTAGGCGAAATACAAAGCCTGGATTCGGTCCAAGACGAAAATTTATCTGTACCAATAGCCCATTACTCCTCAACAGTATCGCTGGTAAGACTGCTTTTCATTTTACGGCACCATCTCAGCGACCACCATTCAATGCAGAGGCATACAATCTAATAACGGTGTACGACCTTCTGATACAAGCATATAGGAATGTGAATCTTGATACAGATGTGATTTTAGCAGCAATGCCAATAAGAAACGAAGCTGAGTTGACTCAGTTTTGGGAGTACTTTACTCAGGTCATGAGTAAGTGGTCAAGTAGCAATAAGCAAATGATTATGAATATGTAGTTGTTTTTATTCCTTTTGTGCGTAAATATATAAGAGGAATAAATGACTATCACAGATACATATATTGAAGAAACATTGATGGAGTTATTACAGAAGGATTTAAAGTTATATATCAACAACAAGCAATATAGAAAGGGAAAGCTGTTGTTGTTCAAACAAAACAATTATCATATCGAACTTACTGTTAAAAAGAACGATGTTGATATAAAACGATTTGAGGTTCCAATCCCTTTTGCCATTGAGAAGTGGGAAGAGGATGGATTAGTGTATTTTGACTACAGACTTTCAACGTTGTCAAAGAATGATTTAATCATACGCGAGATGTTGGAGCAGTTGCCAACAGAAGGCAATTAACAAGTTTTACAACAAGATATTAGAGATACAGATAGTAACAGGAGAATAGGATGCAAGAATTGAAGTTGTTTTTTAGTTTGGTTAGTGGCGAGATGTATTATGTTGAACCAGATGAAGTAGCAAATCTGGACAAGTCTCAGGTTCCTCTGATTAAGAAGCCAAGCCAAAGCTGTAAGAAGTGCTATGGCAGGTTCTACACCATGTACGAAACTAAGAAGAAATACTATATGCCCTGTCCTAAGTGTATGAAGAAGTGTGTTGATTGGGAATCAATGAAGGCAGAAGAAGCAATCGTTGAAACACCAATGACAACTAATGAAATTGCAGAACACGAATTTATTAAGGAAGTAGAAAAGCTTGGTTAATGAAGTTAGAAACTTATAACTTTGAGATTCGCACGTTGATTGCCCAATTTTGTGATGCTTTTGATGATGTTGTAATCAGACGTTATGATAATTCCACTGATAGGAATATTCAAGATAAGATTCACACTAATTTTGTCTATGCTCCAAAGACAAGGACTCTTCATGATCTTGTCAACAAGGCAAAGCATATTAAGCTTCCAATTATTTCTATCAGTGTTGCAAACATGAATAGGAATGTTGGTCGAGTCTTCAATAAGATAGAAGGCCCATATTACAACATGGGAGTTAATGATACAGGATTCACACATCCACTCCAGCCAGTTCCTATTGACATCTCAATTAACATGTCTATCATAACAAGATTCCAAAGTGACATGGATCAGATTCTTACAAACTTCATGCCGTACAACGATCCATATATTGTTGTCAGTTGGAAGGCTCCATATACAGAGCAGGAAATCAGAACAATTATTAAGTGGTCTGGTAATGTAAGTTTTGAGTATCCATTGGAGATAACACCAACGACTCCATATCGAGTAATTGGTAATACATCATTTATCATTGAAGGTTGGGTATACAAAGACCCAGAAGAACCAGCAGGTAAGATTTACAATATTGATACTTCCTTCACAGCTATTTCTGACTTGAATGCAAAATATGAAACGATGCTGACTTACATGGAGGAAGATGTCAACACAGATTACTTTACGATCTCAGGAAGACCACAAGTTGATCTTGCAGAACCATGGTTGATGATACCATGTGTTGAAGACAAGACGATACATATAAACGGCACTATGTTCGATACAGTGTCTACATTATATGTAAGTGGATCGCCAGGAGTGTTCCCAGTTGCTCCAAGTGGAACAGCTTTGAGTGCAATGGACGGATATGTTCAATGGCACAATCCTGCTGGCGGCAATCCAAGCCTTTCATCTTCATATCCAGGATTTTCTGGACTTGAGATTGATTCCTGGGTGACTGATAGTGACAGTGCTTTGAGATTCACAATGCCAAGTGCTGTCAGTGCGGGATACATAGACGTTATAGCATTCAACGAAGCTGGCTACGGAAAGTTAACAGTGGATGCTGTGAGACCAACATTAAACCCATATGTATCAGGAACACCTCAGTATGATAACTATGTTGAGTATCAACATCCATCTATTTCAGGAGTAAGAGTTGACCCGTTTTATTACTATTGTAGCTAAATAGTTTAGGAGAAAATAAGATGCCATCACGTCATGGACCAAATAGAAACAGAAACGACAAAGAATAGTACAATCATTTATTGATCAACTAATTTCAAAATTACCTTATACACACAGGATTATTGACGATATTTCGTCATTGAATCCAAAATATGAGGATTTTCATGAGCTTACTAAAAGGAAAGAAGAGCGAATAGCCCAACAATCCATCGTAGTAAGAGATGAACAGAGAGATATTGCTAGTGGCCAAGGTGCCATTATGATCAATAAAAGATTATCATCAGTACATGTATGCTAACATGGACGTGGATAAGATTCGTAGGATTCAAGAATACAGGCGAATGGCCGCTTATGCTGAAGTATCAGATGCTATCGATGAAATCTGTGATGAAACAATTGTCAAGGATGAAGAGGGCAATATTATCACAATCGATATCGAAGGCAAGTACAAAGACAATATCAAGAAGGAATTGAAAAAGGAATGGCAGAAGTTCATAACTATTTTTAAGCTAGAAGATAGAGGATGGGAATATTTCAGGCAATTGCTTATTGATGGCGAGTTGTTCTTTGAGAATGTCATATCCCAGAACAGACCAGACTTTGGTGTTCTAGGTGTTGTCAGTATTCCATCAGAATTGATCAATCCAGTTTATGATAATGTACAGAACTCATTGATCACAGGATTCTTACTTCGTCGTGCAGTCCCAGAAGGCAAGCAAGGTGCTGGTAATAAGAAGGAAGAACTCATTGTGTTTGACAAGAACCAGATTACTTATATTCACTCTGGTCTTTGGAATGAAGATCGTACAATGCGTGTACCTTATATTGAGAATGCACGTAGAGCGTACAAGCAGCTTTCACTTATTGAAGACTCTATTGTTATTTACAGACTTGTCCGTGCACCAGAACGTTTGGTGTTCTATGTAGATGTTGGTAACATGCCAGCACCAAAGGCAGAAGCCTACCTTCAGAAGTTGATCAGGCAATACTGGTCAAGGAAGACATATAACACAACTGGTAAGAGCGTACAGAACGTTTATGATCCACAGTCAATGCTAGACTCATTTTGGTTTGCTAAGAAGCAGGGCCAGGAAGGAACTAAGGTTGATCTACTTCAGGGTGGTGAGAACTTAGGACAGCTTGATGACCTTATGTACTTTGTAAAGAAACTTTACAAGGCTCTTAAGGTTCCTATTGGAAGACTTAATCCTGAAGATTCATTTAAGGATGGAACAGAAATTACTCGTGAGGAACTTCGTTTTGCTAAATTCGTAATGAGGCTACAGCGACAGTTCGTAATGGCGTTGAAGGATTCTTTCATCGTCCATCTTAAGCTCAGAAATTTCTGGGAGAAGTTTAAGATTAAGGAACACGAACTTATTCTTACCTTCAACACACCTACTCAGTTTATGATTATGCGTGAACAGCAGACATTTGATTTGAAGTTCACAAACTATAACAACATGGGTAATAACGAATTAGTATCTCAGTCATTTTCACAGAGACACTATCTTGATTGGACAGACGATATGATGGCTGAAAATAGAGAGTGGCTTCGTAAAGATAACGAACTTATGTGGGAAATTGAACAGATCAGAACTAACGGACCTGACTTCAGAGAGAAGCAAGGAGAGCTTGAAGCTGCTGTAGGCGATATTACTGGTGCTACTGGTGCTGGTATTGGTTCTGCACAGGCTGAGTTGGGTAAGTTTAGGCCAGATGTTCCTCCAGAGTTTGGTCCTGGTCCTAATCAACCTGGTATGGTTGCTGGTGGTGAAAGACCACAGGCAACTGAAGCACCAAAACCATCATAAAACTTTTTTGATTCCAGTATAACCTTGTGTTATAATAGACTAAAGGAAATAATAATGTCAATTCAAGCGTTACAAGAATATACTAGAGTCTCAAAATATGCGCGTTACATACCAGAAGAAAATAGAAGAGAGACATGGATCGAGCAAGTTGATAGAGTGTTCGATATGCATGAACAAAAGTTTTCTGACAAACTACCTGAAATAAAAGAAGACTTTGATTTTGTAAAACGAATGGTCATGCAAAAACGCGTTCTTGGTTCCCAACGAGCTTTGCAATTTGGCGGCGATCCAATTATAAAGAAGAATGCTCGACTTTATAACTGCACAGTTTCCTATTGTGATAGGCCACGTTTTTTCCAAGAGTCCATGTTCCTTTTGCTTTGCGGTTGTGGGGTTGGATTTTCTGTTCAATCACAACACATAGCTAAACTCCCAAAGATAAAAGAACGAACCAAAGGAACAAAGACGTATGTGATTCCAGATAGCATTGAAGGATGGGCAGATGCTATTGGAGTTTTAATGTCTTCGTATTTTGTTGGTGATGTTCCATTCCCAGAGTATAAAGGCTACACAGTAAACTTTGACTACTCGTTGATCCGTCCTGCTGGTGCTCCAATATCTTTTGGTTCAAAGGCTCCAGGCCCAGATGGTCTTCGCAATTCTATTATCAAGATACAAGTCCTATTGAACAAGTGTATCAAGTTTAACAACAGACTTAGATCAATTGATGCTTATGATGTTATAATGCATTCTTCTGATGCGGTCTTGTCTGGTGGTGTTCGACGCTCCGCAACTATTTGTATATTCTCACCAGAAGATGACGACATGCGTAATGCAAAGGTCGGTGCATGGAGAAGAGATAATCCACAGCGCGGACGTTCCAATAATTCTGCTCTACTTGTGAGAGATGATACACCCAGAGAACTTTTTGCCAAGTTGATGGAATCTGTTAAGGAGTTTGGTGAGCCTGGATTTATTTGGACAGACAACAGAGAAGCTCTTTACAATCCATGCGTAGAGATTGGCATGAGAGCGTATGATGATGACGGTAATTCTGGTTGGCAGTTCTGTTTGACTGGAGATACATTAGTTCAAACAGACAGAGGGTATATAAGAATTGATGAATTAGAAAATAATATAAATGTAGTATCTACATTTAAGAATGACAATAAAGGAATTAATGATTTAACGGATAACATAATTGTTCCAGCATCTGTATTTAATACAGGTATAAAGGACGTTTATGAAATAAGAACTAAAAGTGGACCTATCCTTAAAGCAACTGCAAATCATTCTTTGTTAACACAACGAGGGTATGTAAGAGTGAGTGATTTGGTTGTAGGAACAGACATGTTAATATCTGCAAATGAAACATTATCTAATGATAAAGTTACATATGATATTAAAGATTATAAACCTAATAATTTTGATCTTTTGGGGTGGAATTTAGGTGATGGATGGTGTTCTGGTGATAATAGTTTTGGTATTGTTTTTGGAAGCGAAGAAGATAATATAGCCGAAAAGAAGTTAGTACCATTATTCGAAACTTTTGTTAATGAAATCGATGGTGGTAATTATGGAAATAGATATGGTAATATCAAGTTTGATATAGATAAAGATTCCAAAGTTAGAACATATAACATAACAAATAAAAACAAGAAAGAAAAAATATTATCAAGGTGGGGATTATCAAATGGAAGAGCACATGACAAAAATATAATGAAGTCTTATTGGACATCTTCTAAAGATGATAAAGCAAGATATATTTCATCTTTATTCTGCGCTGATGGATCTGTTATAAACAAAAACGGAAATAAGAGAATATCTATAACAATAGCCAATGAAGATTTAGCTAGTTCACTTCAAATTGCTTTAACGGAATTTGGAATAACATCAAGAGTTACTAATCATAAAAGAAAAAGAGATAATAAAAACCAATCGATTTTGTATATTGGTCATAGAGATGATATTACTTTATTTAAAAATAAAATAGGATTTAGAATACATCCAAGAAAACAAACAGATTTAAATAACATAACATGGGAGAAGAACGGATCATCTAAGCGTGGATTATTTAAACTAGAAAATATTTCTTATCTTGGAAGAGAACCCGTATATGATATAAGTGCCAATAGTACACATAATTTTAATGCTAATGGATTAGTTGTACATAATTGTAATCTCTGTGAGATTAACATGAAGAAGGCCAACAACGAGGAAAAGTTTTTGGAGTCGTGTAAAGCTGCTGCTATTCTAGGAACCATGCAAGCTTCTTATGATAACTTCCCATATCTTGGAGAAGTGACAAATAACATTGTAAAGAGAGAAGCACTTCTTGGTGTATCAATGACAGGAATGGCTGATGTACCAGAGATAGCATTCGATCCCAAGATTCAACGCAAGGGAGCAAAGCTCATACTTGAAGTGAATGATCGTCTTGCACCAATAATTGGTGTCAACAGGTGCGCGAGAGCAACGTGCGTGAAGCCAGCAGGTACAACAAGCTGCATTTTGGGAACAGCGTCTGGTATTCATCCTCATCATGCACGTAGATATTTCAGAAGAGTTCAAGCAAATAATCTTGAAGCTCCTTTGAAGTTCTTCAAAAATTATAACCCAACAGCCGTAGAGAATTCTGTATGGTCAAATGGTGGAACAGATCAAGTAATTACCTTTTTGTGTGAAGTTCCTGATGGTGCAAAGACAAAGAACGATGTTGATGCTTTGACATTACTTGAGAATGTTAGATTGACACAACAGAATTGGGTTGAGTATGGAACACGTAAAGATACATGTGCTGAACCATGGCTCAGACACAATGTTTCAAATACCATTAATGTAAAACCAGATGAATGGGATAAGATAGAAAGTTTTATCTATAGGAACAGAGGTTGGTTTGCTGGTATTTCAATCCTTCCAATGTCAGGCGATAAGGATTATCCACAATCTCCGTTCACTGCTGTCTATACTCCTTATGAATTAGTTAGAGAATATGGTGATGCTTCTGTTTTAGCCAGTGGTCTAATTGTAGCAGCCAATGATGTCTTTTGATGAGAATTCTTTGGTCAGCTTGTGATTCTATATTAGGTATTGGTGAGATACTGGATGTGGAGAAGCTAAAGGAAAAAGATAGAAGAAGATCTGATAAGCAATGGAGTAAAGTGGAAAGAAGAAGGATTGTCTCCTGAATCTCCAGATAAACTTTTACGAGCTTGGTTGCAAAGTAACGTGAAGAATTATTACGAAAAGCGCAAGGTTCGTACAAGAGCAGAGAAGTTTGCAGAGAAGTACTTTGACAATGACATCAGAAAGATGACATATTGCCTAAAAGATGTCCAAAATTGGAAGATTTGGTGTGATCTTAAGCGAGACTATAAGGATGTAGATTGGTCAGAATACTACGAAGAAGAATTCACCTCAAAAGACTTCGGTGGGGCTGGACAAGCATGTGCAGGCGGAACATGTGATTTGATGGGTTTGACTGAGCATTTAGAAAAGGATCGAGAAAAACTCAAAAAATCTAAGGGATAAGAGACTAATGGATAAATAATTATGTTATGAGTCCATTTTTATTCAATGTCCAAAGAATGCCTGCAAAGCAGGTCTCAGTAAACGAAAAGAACTTAGATATCATTTCTGGTTCAACTGCTCAATTAGCAATAGAATCTATTGATGATAATCTAGGAACTTCCCAAAATAGTCTTTCAGCAATAACCGCTGCTTCTGGTAATTGGGATTCTACCCACACTACAGTTAATACTTTTAGTGCCTTATGGGAAGAATCCACTGATATATCCTACCTCAGTGCATCAATTGATGTTAATACATCAAACATTGCAAACATAGCCCAAGTATCTGGTAATTGGGACTCAGCCTATACACAAGTAAACACTCTTAGTGATAGTTGGGAAGAATCCACTGATATATCCTACCTCAGTGCATCAATTGATATCAACACGACTAATATTGCTATTATTACCTCTGATGTAATATATTTGAGTGCGTCTATTGATACTAACTCCACAAATATTACCAATCTAGAATCTGATGTTACTTATCTTAGCAGTTCAATAGATACTAACTCAACAAACATTACAAACAATGATAGTGATATTGTATATTTGAGCGGTGCAATATATGATAATACTACTGCTATTTCTACATCGTCCAATAATTGGAATTCAACATATACTACAGTAGGTGCTAATAGTGCATCATGGGTTGTTGGTGCTAATGCTGGTAGTGTTCAGAATGCAACCACACTTGCAATTTCAGCCACTAACCCAGGAAGTCCTATTGGGGATGCAAGGGGTGTTAATTCAGTAGACCTTCAAACAGGTAGGAGTTTCTCTACCCAAGTAGCATCAGGAATGGCTTCCGTTGTAATTGGAGGTATTGGTAATACCGCTTCTGGCCCGTATTCAACAGTTGGTGGCGGAGTAAGTAGTGTAGCAGATGGTTGTCATTCAACAATAGGTGGTGGTTGGCTCAATACTGCATCATATTGTCAATCAACAATTGGTGGTGGTAATAGTAATATTGCTACTGGACAAGGATCAACAATTGGTGGTGGTACTGCAAATTGTGCGTTAGGGTCGCAATCAGTAATAGCTGGTGGTTCTTTTAATAGTACACATCAACTTAATTCAACAATAGGTGGTGGTGGATATAATCGTACACTTAGTGGCAATAATACAATAGCTGGTGGTTTTAATAATTGCATTACAATGTTGGCTGGAACAGTAGGTGGTGGTCAATTTAATATAGCGGCTGGTAATTGGTCCACAATTGCTGGTGGTACTAATCTTAGTGCTTGTGGAGAATATTCAGTAGTCGGTGGTGGTGGATGGAATTATTCTGGTGGTGACTATTCAACAGTAGCTGGTGGTACTATAAACTGTGCACCTGGTTTAGCAACAACAATAGCTGGTGGTTTAAACAATAGAGCTTCGGGTTACTACTCAGGCATTCTTGGTGGTAGAAATAACGATACTAAATCACTTTCTGGTGCCATGATAATTGGTAATGATATATCAGCAGTATCAGAAGATACACTACATGCAAACAACATTACAGTGTTTGGTAATATTTCTGCACAAGGAAATCTTTCTGCTAATGACGGACATTTTTCTGCTGATACATTATTCATTGGTGGAGTTCCAATCAAATCCACTGGTAGTACGATTCTTATTAGTAATTTAAGTGCTTACAGTATAGAAGTTAATGGTAGTGACGTAGGATCAGCAATTGAATTAGCTCATACACAAAATACTGATATAGGAACTACTAAAACAACCTTTGCTCTTGCTAGTGGATCAGCTAACGGAACCATATTAAAGCAAGTAGGTAACATATTACAACTCCGTACACTTGATGATGTTAACTATGCTGATATCAAAGTAGGAAGTGTAACGGTAGAAGGTTCCGCAACAATTATACATTCTGAAGATGTCACAATAGATGATAACATATTAACACTTAATTCCAATGTTACGGCAGGATTACCAACAGAGAATGCTGGTATCACTATTAAGAGGGGAGCCTCTGCTAACGCACTGTTTATTTGGAATGAAGGAAACGATACCTGGGCTATTGGTACTAGTGGTATCGGTGGGTTAGATATATCATCAGTAGCAGTACAAGATGACATTACATATCTTCAGACACAGATTATTGATAATAGAATAGATATCACTAATGTTGCGGATACAAGCGCAAACTGGAATTCAGTATATACTTCAGTCACAGATACAAGTGCAAACTGGGATTCGGTATATAGTAATGTTGCGGATACAAGCGCAAACTGGGATTCGGTATATAGTAATGTTAATGACACTAGTGGAATTTGGGGTACTGAAATTGATAGTACTACATTAGGACTAGGTATAAGTACAATAGATTCTGTTCCTTCTGGATCATATAAGGGAGTCTTTTATGATTTGGTTGTTTACAATGTATCAGCAACAAGGGTAACCAATTTTATGATGACATGGAGTGATATCTCACCTTATATCCAATTCACGCAAACAGCGACAACGGATATTGGTGATACCTCACCATTAATATTGTCAGGAATAATGTCACAAAATAACGCAATTCTAATAACAGATGCCTCAACTAGTGGTTGGACTGTTAAGGGTACAAGAAGGGCAATATAACTAAGTATTTGAGAGAATAAAAATGGGCAAATTAGTAGTAAATGATGGAATCTTATCACTGAATAGTGTTACTGTAAGCGGCAGTGTTGTTACAGATGCTGGCGATGTTAATCTAATACAAACCACTGTAGTAAGTAACAGTGCAGTTTGGGATATAGCAGGCAAAACTGGTACCGTACAAAACATAACTTCTCTTGCTATTTCAGCAATCAATGAAGGTGTAACTGTTGGTAATAGTCGTGGTGCTAATTCGGTAGATTTACAAACATCTAAAGCAGCAGCAACACAAATTGCAGCAGGAGCAAGTTCTGTAATAGCTGGTGGACAAAATAATACAGCGTCTGGTGGTGGTTCTACAATTGCTGGTGGTATTAGTAATACCGCTTCTGGCTATTGTGCAACAGTAGGTGGTGGTAGTTCTAATAGTGCTTCTTACTACGCTGGAACAGTTGCTGGTGGGCAAAATAATACAGCATCTGGATACTACTCTACAATTGGTGGTGGTGTTAATAACAATGCTGCTGAAATTGGATCAGGAGATTCAGGTGATACTATTGCTGGTGGTACTGATAATGCTGCATGTGGTGGAGCTTCATTTGTTGGTGGTGGTAACAATAATACTGCTATTGGTAGTAATGCGACAATCGCTGGCGGTTCTGCAAACTGTGCATCTCAACAATCATTTGTTGGTGGTGGTATAAATAATTGTGCTACTGCTGAATGTACAGTAATCGGTGGTGGTAGAAATAATCATACTACTGCTGGTTATACATTTGTTGGTGGTGGTAAAGATAACGTTGTAGCAGGTCTTTGTTCTGCAATTCTTGGTGGAACACTTAATACTGTTACAAGTGCAGTTTCTGCTGCCATGATTGTTGGTAACAATATCACCGCAGTTGCTGATAATACTTTACACACAAACAATTTAACAGTTTTCGGTAATATATCTGCAACGGGAACAATTTCTCCTGGTGGTGGTGGTGGCACTTCACAAGCTGCTAACAAATCTATAAAACCTGATGATGAGGGTTCACCTGCTGGTAATGCTAGAGGTGCTAATGCTATTGATTTTCAGACATCCCGTACTGGTGCTGCTCAAGCTGCTTCTGGTGCTTGTTCTGTAATTGGTGGTGGACAAAATAATACAGTTTCAAGTCCTCACTCATTAGTTGCTGGTGGTTGTGCTAACACAATATCTGGAACTTATGGCAAAAACACTATTGGTGGTGGAGGAGAGAATACTGCATCTGGTTACTATATTGGATATGCAACAGTTGGTGGTGGTAGATGCAATAATGCAACAACTGATTTTGCAACAGTTGGTGGTGGTAGATGCAATACTGCATCAGGATACTATTCTATTGTTGTTGGTGGTGATTGTAATAAAGCACTTGCTAATACTGCCATAGTTGTTGGTGGTACTTCTAATGAATCTTGTGGTGGACAATCCTTTATTGGTAGTGGGAGTAATAATATTGTACGAAACGGTCAAGCCTCATCAGTAATAGTTGGTGGTGACCGAAATGATGTTAATTCAGATCAAGCGTTCATTGGTGGTGGACGAGATAATTGTATTGGTAGTGGTGCTGTTTATTCAACAATTGGTGGTGGGTGTGCAGTTTCTGCTGTTGCCCCAGCATCATTTGTTGGTGGTGGTGATCATAATTGTGCTTCTGGTGCTTGTTCTGTAATTGGTGGTGGTAGTGGTAATAGTGCCACATCAACTAGTGGATATGGGTGGACAACAGTAGGTGGTGGTAAAAATAATACTTCATCTAGTGGTTATGGTACAGTTGGTGGTGGTAAAGAAAATTCTGCATCTGGTAGCTATACTAATACAGTTGGTGGTGGTGAGTGTAATACTGCTTCTGCTTATAAAGCTTCAACTGTAGGTGGTGGTAGAAACAATACAGCATCTGGTGATTATTCAACTATAGCAGGTGGTGATGGTAATACTGCATCTGTTATACACTCGGTTGTTGCAGGGGGTTATCAAAATACTGCATCTGGAAATCGTTCTGCTATTCTTGGTGGTTTGGCTAATGATACAAACGGTCTTGCATGTACAATGATCNTNGGGTCAAATATTACCGCTGATATGGTATGTACAGCATTTGTTAATAGGTTGTCCATTTAAGAATATTTAACACTAGTGCAACTGGACTATCCTCTGGTATGGTATGGAATGATGGCGGAACATTAAAGATTGTTTCATAAAGAGAACATTATGCCAAATAATGAAAAACGTATAGCTAGACTTCAAGCTCGTTTAGCAATAATTCAACAGATACTGGCAGATTTATCAGAATAATAACACCTTGACATATATTTACCATATAGTAAATATATCAAAGGGAGTGTTATGTATTCAATAATAGAGATATCTGGTGGTATTGGTAAAAATATTATGGCAACCGCTGTAATATCGGGAATCAAAAAGACACATCCAGACAGAGAAATTATAGTCATAACTGCCTATCCAGGAGTTTTCCTAAACAACCCCGAAGTTCATAGAGTATTTCCATTTGGGAAATGTCCTTATTTCTATGAAGACTATGTGAAGGACAAAGACGTTTTATTTTTCTGCGATGAACCATATCGATCAAATGGTTATTTAAATCAGAATCAACATTTGATCAAGGCATGGGGAGATATGCTTGGAATAGAGTGTGATATAACACCGAAGCTATATCTCAATGCAAGAGAACTACAAGCCACACAAAAGTGACATAAACATAAATAAGCCACTCTTGATGTTCCAGCCATTTGGTGGTGCTGAAAACCAAAAACACAAATATAGTTGGAACAGGGACATACCTCCAGCGCAAGCACAAGAGATAGCTAATATTCTATCAGAAAAATATCATGTGCTACAACCGTTACATGGTAATCAAATACCTCTTGATAATTGCGAACATATCACCGCTGATATTAGAAGGATATTTTGTCTCCTATTAATGTCAACTCATCTAGTAGGAATAGATAGTTGTCTTCAACATGCTGCAAAGGCAGTAATCAAACCAGCAACAGTATGTTGGGTAACTAACACTCCAATAGTATTTGGATATGACATTCATACCAACATAATACCACCAGATGATGTGTACAAGAAAAAACAGTCTAACATCGATGGTTATTTTACTGAGTATGATTTCGTTGGTAGTAGAGAACATGACTATCCATTCAAAAGTAGTGATGTGTTCAACATAACAGAAATAGTTGAACCACTTATGAGGAATAACTAATGATATTCTTTAACTCATCAATGCCTAGATCGGGTTCCACATTAATACAAAACATTTTAAACCAAAACCCATCTATTCATGCCACGAGCACAGATGGTTCCTTAGAATTATTGTTTGGTGCGCGAATGAATTTTTCAAATTCTCCAGAATTCAAAGCACAAGATAGTGATCAAATGTATTCCGCATGGAGAGGATTTTGTAAGGGTGGGTTAGAAGGATATTGTCATGGACTAACAGACAAACCTAATGTCTGCATAAAGTCTAGAGGTATTGGTATTCACTATAATTGGTACAAATCATTTATGGATTCTGATCCAAAAGTTATCTGTATGGTAAGAGACATAAGAAGTGTGTATGCGTCAATGGAACGGATTTTCAGGGAAAACCAAGAGACTCATCAAGGAATACAGAACCATGCTGAGATGACTGGTACAAATACTGCAAAGAGGGTTGATATTTGGACCAATACACAACCAATTGGACTTGCTTTAGAAAGATTTCAGCAAAATGACCCTTGAAGGCATAGATCAAAACTGCTTATTTGTAAGAATGGAAGACCTAACAAGTTATCCAGAAGAGATAATGCGAAGTATATATGAATATGTTGGTCTTGATACGTTTGCACATGATTTTGATAATGTTAAACAGACAACAATTGAAGATGATAGTGTTTATGGACTAAGTCCCGATCTACACAAGATAAGAACCAAGGTTGAGCCAGTAACTCCGTATTATTATGATATCCTAGGAAAAGAGATATGTGATTGGATCGATAATAGGTTCAATTCATATCAAAAGCGGTTTAACTATTCCTAAAAACAAACATTTTAGCTAAATAGTTAAAAGGAACTATTATGGCTTGGATACCAGTACAAGAACAACTTTCAGGAACATTAATCATTGCTTCTAGCGCACCTAGTGGTATTACATATACAGGATTTGCTACGGCTTATCCTTTATCATTCACACCAATAACCCAAACTGTAACTATCTTTCTAAATAGTGGATTCCAGAGGCAACCAATAGATTATAGCCTTTCTGGCAGCAGCATAATCTGGACAAGTCTAATTCCTAGTGGTGATAATGTATTCGCTACATACTTTTACTCAGATAATCCAGGAACTGATTTCAATCCAAAGTGTGAAGATCATGAATTTGTCACACCAACTGGAGTAAAGGCAAGTACTACTCTTAGTACTGTCATAACAAGTTATGAACTACTTGCAGAACGAATCAAAATGCAGATTGGTTGGCCAATGACCAACATCGAACTTTGTGATGATCAGATATATGACTTCATCAACCAAGGCTGTGAATGGTACACCAAATATGCTGGAGTTACTGAAGAATATTTGATGTTTGATTCCAGTATTTATACCCCTGGCTATGGAATTAAGATTGATGATATCTTAAATCGCATTGCCGATTACTATTCACCTTTCACAAGCGCATTGCCAATTGTCTCTGCTCAGTATATTGACTGTGACACCAACAATTATAGGAAGGTTGTAAACATATTCTCTGCCGACCCTGCTGGTGGTCATGGTTATAGCTCAGAAATTCTGTTCAACATGGATTACTTGTTTGCCCAGCAAGCTTACTTCGGTCAGTTGATGGGTGGATTTGGATATGATGTCACAACATGGCACCTTCTTAAGTCATGGATGGACCTTAGAAAGAAGATGTTTGCTTCTCATATTTATGTAAACTTCAATCCAACAAGTCAGTTACTGAGATTGATACCAGAACCACAAGTTATTAGTGGAAGGGGTAGATATGTTGGTGTTATAGGTTGTAGAATGGAGAAATCCATTGCTGAATTGGTACAAGAGCGTTGGGTTCAACGTTATGCATTGGCATTAGCCAAGATTGCATTGGCTCATATTCGTGGAAAGTTTGGCCAAGTAATACTATTTGGTGGCGGCACAATCAATGCAACAGACCTGATGACTCAAGGACTACAGGAAAAGGACGAGATGGAGAAAGAGCTAATGGATGGATATGGAGAAGCCACACCACCATTATTCTTTATACAATAATTTATTTCATAACCACTTTATTAACATAGACTTACAAATGAAGAGTTGAATCCCTCCAATATTTTTTACTTGAATTTTCATGCAATTGAATAAATAATTACATGAAAAGAAAACAACTCCCAGTACAAGAAGTTATCCAAAAATACCAAAACAATCAATCTATAATTTCACTTTCCAAAGAATATAATTGCGGACAGGGCAAAATTCGCAGATTATTAGATAAGAACAATATACATATTCGTGGTATAAGTGAATGTCAACTTAAGGTTTCCACATATATTCCAGATGAAAAATCACAAGAAGTAGAAGAATTGTATGATTCAGGGTATTCGACATACCAATTGGCTAAACATTATAAGTGTAATCGTAAATACATCACAGATTATATGAAACGTAATAAAATTGTAATGCGTAAATACTATGCTGATCCTATATATCCAATATTGTTAAAAAACAAAGACCTTATTATTGATATGTATAATAAAAATAGATCAATAAATCCAATAGCAAAATACTTTAATTGTTCAGAATGGGCAATACAAAATTTTATGGATAAAGAAGATATAGAACGAAAACATAAGCAATATAAAGTTAATATACCAATAGAAGATAAAGACAAACTATATAAGTTGCACCATGAAGAAGAATATACAATGCAACAATTAGCAGATTTGTATGGTTGTAGCGCACCTACAATGATGTCGTTTTTTGATAAAAATAATATAAAACGAAGAACATGGGAAGAATCTAATGTAACTGCTACTAGAATTACTAATATGATGAAAACTTATAATAAAAACTGTTATCATTTTAAATCTTATGCATTACCATCTGGTAAAATAATAAAACTCCAAGGTTATGAACCACAATTTTTAGATTATGTATTCGAAAACGACATCTATAAAGAGGAAGATTTTGACTTTTCAACATTCAAGATAGATTATGAGTATAAAGGCAAGCAACATTACTATTTTCCTGATTTTAGAGTGCCAAAGGATAATCTTATAATTGAAATAAAATCGACTTATATACTAAAAAGACAGGGAGAGGACAAAAATAACGCAAAACGGGACGCTACACTAAAAGAGGGTTATGAGTATCTAATGATATTGGACAATAACTTCACAGAAATACATAGAAAATAGTAAATAATTATAAGTTTAGCTAAATAACTTACATAAAAGGAGAATCTCATTATGTCAAACGCGAATTATACATTAGATTTAGGACTAAATACCAATTTTACTACAAGTGTAGCTTATGGTGTTTCTTCCAGTGCAATTACCGCAACGGTTTCTGCATCATTTTCACCAGCATCATCTATTGCTTCTGTAGAAATTAGTGATGTTACGATTTTAAATACAGACGGTAAAATTCTTTGGAGTGGGCACGAACTATGGTAGCCTTCCAATAGACCTTACAAATAGTGCTGGCTCAAGTCAGGTAGTAACACTTAGCTGTATTTATGACAATACGGCTCTTCATGCTGATAACACAGTTGTTACAAACCCAAGATTCTATCTTGATATGGCAGCAGCTACATTGAATCCAGCAGCAAGTGCCGATACACTTATTGATCCAGCAAGTGCAACATACTTCATAGACGCTGGTGATTCACCATCACTTACCGCTCTTGGAGATGCAGGTGCACCAAGTGGTGTAACAGGATTTTCAACTGCTAATGCAGTTAATGCAGTAAATCTAACATGGACAAACCCAGCCGACTCAGATTTGTCTGGTGTTCTTGTTCAGAGGTCACTAACAGTAGCCCCATCATCCTCTTCAGAGGGCACAAGGGTAACAACTGTTATTGCACCATCAGCTAGTTATAGTGATACTGGTTTAACTGGTGGACTTACATACTACTACAGTCTCTTCACTCTTGATAACGTTGGTGAAATTAATGAGACGGCTGTATCAGCAACTGGTGTTCCTCTTAATAATATTCCTGGTGCTTTGCCTGGTGAGACTCTACTTCAGACAAGGAGTAGATTTATTGACGAAGGGATAATTTAAGGAGACATTATGAGAGATAAAGATACTAAAGTCTTAGAAGAAATGGTTCAAGAAAAGTTCGACAGCCTTTACTCTGGTAAGCTAGAGGAAGAGGAAGATACCTCTCTTGGTGCTTCAGAAGATAAAGACGACGACAAGGATGATAAGGACGATAAGGACGACAAGGAAGAGAAGTCAGAAGATTCTGAAGAGTCAAAGGACGAGGGTTCTGAGGATAATGATTCAGATGATTCAGACGACTCAGATGATTCCAGTGATGACGATGATGACGATGATTCAGATGACTCAGAGGACAATGGATTTGGCTCAGAGGATTCTGATGATTCCAATTCTAGTGCTGGCGGAGATGCTGGCATTCAAAGCAAGGTAAAGCAACTTCAGAAGCAGTACAATGACCTTTTGGTTGATGCTTTTGAGAAGTATGCCGCTGAGTGTATTGAAAATGCACTTGACGGTGTTGAGTCTAGCTTTGGCGAAAACATCCAAGACATTCTAGATGGTGCACTCCAGGAACTTAAGGGCAAAATCCTTGGTGACCTTGGTGTAGAAGATGCAGCAGCATGTGGAATGGACGGAGCCATGGGTGGTATGGGTGGAATGGAAGTTGATCTCGGAGATGAGCCAGATGTAGAGTTTGGTTCTGAGGTTGGTGGTATTCCTACGATATCAGTTGATACAGATGACGAACAAGATGGTGATGAAGATGATGGGGAAGCAGAAGGCGACCATGAAGAACCAGATGATGACGAAGTAGAAGAAGAAGCTTGTGGAATGAAGCATGGCAAGAAGAAAAAGAAGGTAGTAAAAGAGTCAAATCAGGTTGCAGATTTTTACGGATTTGTCTAAACTTAACTAATAATGAGATTAAGAAGCCTCAACATTAATATGTTGGGGCTTTTCTTTTATATGCAATCTGGATCATGAAGTTATCTATGACAATTTAGTCATAGGGATTAAAAGGTAAAAGTTGTGGGGCTTTTTATTCCCTTATAGTTGGATAGGAACTGACGAAATGGAATTCGGACGGATGAAAGTAACAACCTTTTGTACTTTATCAAAATTATGATACGTTGTTTGTGGACTTGGATCAGTAACTATTTTAACTTCTCCATATTTTGTATTCTGTGTATGGTTACCATTGGTGTTATAACCCCTGACGAACTCTTCATAACTCTTTACTGCTGCATCCTTGAGCACTTCACCCTTAATGAGTCTTGCCAAGTTAGACCTATTCACGATAATGTATAGATCAATCTCTTGTTTCATATCTCTACCTGTCAAACCATCCTCAGTAGTTCCCCTCCAAGGCTTAACAAGCTCTAAAAGTATGTCATCACCAGAGACTCGCTCTTTAATTTGGACCCTGTAAACCTTAGCAGTTTTAGAACCATCTTTATTCTTTCCAATGAATCCATCGATACCTTGTTTATCGAATTTGGCAGATGCTGGGTCTAAAATCCATGGAAATTTGTTGCTTTTATTTAAAGCACTAATAATTTCTTTTTCTCTAGATTTAGCATCCTTTATTCTATCGTCATAATAGCCATATCCTTCGAAAATGGCGGTTCTTTCTAGTAGGTATTGCTTGAATGTCATCATGGTTTTAATTATTTACCATAAATAGTTAAAATGAAGAAGTATAAGAAGTATAAGCAAGGCGTTTTTAACCCAAACAACAAATCCAAGTACAAAGGAAGCTTTCCCATTGTGTATCGAAGTGGATTAGAGCTTTCTTACATGCGATTTTTGGATGGTAACAGGAATATCATCTCTTGGGGCAGTGAATCGGTTGTTGTACCTTACATAAAGCCTACCGATGGCAAAATGCATCGTTATTTCATTGACTTCAACTTCACAATCAAAGACAAGAAAGACAAATTACACAAATTCTTGGTTGAAGTCAAGCCATATAGACAATGCATCCCTCCAAAGACTACAAACAGGAAGAATAAGATGACTTTACTAAGAGAACAGATAACTTATGGCGTAAACCTTGCAAAATGGGAAGCTGCAAAGGGTTGGGCCAAGAAACATGGCTATAAGTTCACTTGTGTAACCGAAAGAGATATTAAAAACCTGAAAAAACAGTAAATAATTACACAATAACCCTATAGGAGAAAATAAACTATGAACCAAGCATTAAATCTGTTGGTTGAACAACCAAACTTTGACATTAATATGATCATAGAAGAACAGGGTCCAGGAAAGGATCGTAGAATGTTCTTTGAGGGCATCTTCATGAGAGCCAATCAGAAGAATAAGAACAACCGCATATATTCTTTAGATGAGATGATCCGTGAATCTAATCGTTACACTAACGACATGATTAAAACTGGCCGTTCGCTTGGTGAACTAAATCATCCAACATCAGTAGAAATTAACCCAGAACGCGCATGTCATATTATGACAGAGATGCGCCAGGATAGAAACGATTTCTACGGCAAGTCCAAGATTCTTGAAACCCCAATGGGACAAATTGTAAGAACTCTTATGATGGACGGTGTCAAGCTCGGTGTTTCCTCAAGAGCACTTGGTAAGCTTGAAGAAAATGGCGACCATAATGACGTTTCTGATTTCAGACTTATCTGTTGTGACGTTGTTCATGACCCTTCAGTTGATACTGCGTTTGTAGAAGGTATCTTTGAAGCAAAGCAGTACATCCTTAAGTGTGATGGTACTGTTTGTGAGTTTGTAGAAAGAACATACGAGAATCTTGAAGGCAATCTTTGTAATCTTCCAAAACATGGTGATGCAAAACAAGAAGCTCTTTCAAACAGCGTTATTGAATTCATCAACGCTATGAAGAATGCATAATGAACGATAAAGACACACATATATTAGCAGAAGCTTATAATAGAGCAAAGTCTAAGGCACAAAGAGGTGGTAACAAAGCCAAGTCTAAGTCTATGTCCAATAAAGATGAAAAACGTGCTCTTAAGAAAAAAGATAGACAAGAACGTAAACGTTCTATGCATGATGCTGACTTTGCTCCTGGCCGTGATGAAGAAATGCTTGGTAAAAAGGTAACAGAAGCTGGTGAATATACTCCTTCTGGTGAACTTGGTGCCTTGACACAAGGTGGTGTCGAAGAGCTAGAGCCAGAACCAAAGCTTGAACGTCCAATGACTACAAGTATCTTTGAAATCTTTCGTAAGCTAAAGAGTGGTTCCGTTGCTAATAAGCTTGGGTTTCACGAGATGATAGATTTTTATGCAAAAGCCGATGGTATGGTTGCTGTATTTGAACATGAAGATGGTAATCTTTATGAGGTTACTATTAAAGCAAGGAGATAATAAATGAAAGCAATTAACATTGGATTTATGACAGAGGCATGGGGTGGTCGTGGTGCTTATCAATCAGAACCTGAACCTGAAGCTAACGATCCATTAGATGATAAAGACCTAGTTGCAAAAATAAAGGGCATGATTGCTGAATACAGAAAGACCAAAGACAAAGCAATGCTTCGTCCCATAATGGAAGAAATGGCAAAATTATATGCTACAGAAGCAAAAGAAATTGTAGATAAATTTGAAAACGATTCAATAAAAACTACCAGAGGAAACTATGGAAAATACATGCAGATTCTTTCAGGTATGAAAGGGCTTCATCGTGGTGCAATGGTATTTGCATTAAAAGATGCTGGTGCTGGTCGTGGTTTAGACGATGCACTTAGAATTATTGGAGGAGAATAATGCCAGCTAAGAGTAAGAAACAACAGAAGTTTATGGGAATGGTACACCAGTGTAAGAAGACTGGTAAATGCGCTTCAAAAGAGGTCGCTAAAGTAGCAAGGTCTATGAAAGCATCCGATGCAAAAGACTTTGCTTCAACTAAGCATAAAGGGCTACCTGAGAAGAAGAAATCTAAGAAAAAGAAAGTAAAGGAAGATACTATGAAGAAGCAGAAAAAGGTAATGGTTGAATTCATTAACAACATTTGCGAGAGGGATTATTCTTCTGCAAGAAAGACTCTTAGGAGCCTTGTAGATGAGAAAATCAAGACTAGAATAAAGAAAACTGCGGAAGCATAAACAAAAGAAGCCTAAAAACAAGATAAAATAGGCGGATTAATTGTAAATAATTACACATATGTAAAAGGAGATTGTACAATGACCAAGAAGTTTGAAGAAATTCTTAATACTGTAGATAATGAAGTTCTCAATGAGGACTCAAAACAGGCTATAGTTGAGGCTTTTGAAGCTGCTGTTAATGAAAAGGTTGATGCCAGAGTACAACTAGAAGTAGAAGGTGCTGCAAAACAGCTTGACGAAAGCCATGCAGAGAAACTCGAAAGACTTCTAGAGGCTATTGACGAAGATCATACTAACAAGCTTAAGAAAGTTTTGATGAAAGTCGATACTGATTATGCTGAGAAGCTAGAACAAGTAATAGAGAAGTATGAAAATATGATGGAGAAGGAAGCAGTTGATTTTAGAGATCAATTGACTACTGAAATGTCAAATTATATGGACATGTATCTTGCCAATATGCTTCCTCAAGAGCAAATTCAAGAAGCTGTTGAGAACACACAGGCAAAGAAGATTGTGGATGCTGTTAAGGAACTCGTATCTGTAGATGAAGATTTCATCTCTGATACTATTCGTGCAGCACTACAAGATGGTAAGGATCGTATTGATTCCCTTACTAAGGAACTTAATGAGTCTGTTAAGATGAACATTCAGATTAACCAAGACCTCAAAAAGACGAAGACTGCTTTGGTTCTCGAACAGAAGACCACAGACTTTGATGAGAATAAGAGACACTATGTTATGAGGGTACTCAATGAGAAGTCCCCTGAAGAGATCGAAGAAAATTTCGATTACGTTGTAGAGATGTTCGAACGTGACGAGGCTGAAGAAGCCCAGGTTCTTACCGAAGCAGCAACAAAGAAGGTTCAATCCAAAGTGGTTGACACTCCTGAAGCTGACAAGGAAGAAGAGCCTATCACGGAATCAGCACCTGCCTCTACTGAAGAGAAGAGTGTTGGCGGATATCTAAGTGTATTAAAAGAACAAGATAGTTAAGTCTATCTGTTGAAATTAAGAAAAAGGAGAATATAATTCCATGATTAAACCTGGACCAAATTATATTAACAAAGATAGGGCTGGACAGCTTGTAGAGAAGTGGGGAGACATCCTCGATTACTCTTCAGACAATGTTTCAGCTATTAGTGACGATCATACCCGTCTAAACACAGCCATTCTTCTTGAGAACCAAGAGAACTGGTGCCTTACAGAAGCTAATGTAGCTGCTGATGGCGGTGTTTTTGGTACAACCCTTCAGGGTTCACCTGGACAGGGTGGCGCAGTTGGTAACTCTGACTTTTATGCTCAGGGCGATGCTCGTCTTCCAAAGGTATTGATTCCAATGATTCGTAGGACATTCCCTGAATTGATCACGAATGAAATCGTCGGCGTACAGCCTATGAGTGGCCCTGTTGGTCTTGCTTTCGCATTGCGTTACAAGTACCAGAAGGAATCCCTCGGTCAGGTTGGTAGCTCTGGTGCACAACAGTACCAGGACGGTCTCGCAACTGTTCCACCTCATGCAGCAGGTCTTACACCTACTGGTGGTGCACAGAACTTCAGTGGCGTAGCCGCTTGGGGCGGGAACTCTGACGAAATGGGTTATCAGAACCTAGACACAAGGTTCACTGGTTCATCCTCTGCCGCTCTTAGCGGTCTTGGTTCCAGTGGCTCTGACTTCGACTTCATTGGCGAAGACTCTGGTGTTGCTGATATTCTTGCTAACTTCGAATTTACTAGCATGATTCCTCAGATGGAAATCTCATTCGAGAAGACCGCTGTTGAAGCTGGTACACGTAGGTTGGCTGCAAAGTGGAGTGTCGAGCTTGAGCAAGACATTCGTAACATGAACGGTATTGATATTGATGCTGAGTTGACTAACGCAATGAGTTATGAAATTCAGGCTGAAATTGACCGTGAAATGATTATGCGTATGGTTCAAGTAGCTCTTAAGGCTGGTGCTGTCCAAGGTTATTCACTTTGGTATGCAGCTTGCGCTGACGCTCGTTGGATTGGTGAACGTAACCGTGACTTCTATGCCAAGGTTATTGTTGAAGCTAACAGAGTTGCTATTCGTAACCGTCGTGGTGCTGCTAACTTTATTGTTGCAACACCTCGTGTATGTGCAATGCTTGAGATGCTTCCTGAATTCAAGTTCATGGATGTTAATGGTAACGTAAACACCCAGCCAGTTGGAATCGCTAAGGTTGGTTCCGTTGGTGGTCGTTTTGCTGTCTATCGTGACACCAGGACAGATGCTCAGTGGATGATCGGCAAGCGTAGTAACCTTGAGTACGCTCTCCTTGGATACAAGGGTTCAGAGTATTACGACACAGGTATTATCTACTGTCCTTATATACCAGTAATGGTTCAAAGGACAATCGGTCCTAATGACTTCGCACCAAGGGTAGGCTTGCTTACTCGTTACGGCGTTGTCGATAATTTGTTTGGGGCTGACTTGTATTACCATGTCATTATCGCTAAGGGATTGGGCGTTGCATTTGCCCCAGGTCAGGCTCACACCTATCTGTAAAATGCAAATAAAGATTGGGTCATCTACGGATGGCCCAATTTTTTGCTAAAATGCTTATAAATAAGTATTGACAAACACTGAAAGTACATAAATATATACAAGGAGATAAATATGAAACGCTGCCCAACATGTAATATTAAGAAGAATGATAGTGAGTTTTACAAAAATAAGTCAAAGCCAGATGGATTACAAAATTACTGCAAAATTTGTATAAAAGAAAAACAACAAAGGTATTATGAAGAAAACAAAGAACAAATATATAAGAAATCTAAAGAATACATAGACAAGAATAAAGAAAAGCGTAATGCCTATTACAGAAAAAAATACAAAGAAAATCCATCTTCTTTCAAAAATAGACACAACAAGTGGGAAGACAAGAATAAAGAGTATAGGTTAAATTACCACAAAGAGTACAGAAAAAATAATCAAGAGAATTGCATCAAGATTAGACTCTTATCTTCTGCTAGGCGTAGATCAGAATCCAAAAAGATTGAGTATAACTTGGATAGAGAATGGTTAGAAGAAAAACTTAAGAGTGGTGTATGTGTCAAAACTGGTTTGTCCTTTATATACGAAGGTAATTCCCCTTACACACCAAGCATTGATAGAATTGATTCAACCAAGGGATATACAAAAGATAATTGCCAAATAGTTTGCAAGATATACAACTTTGCCAAGAATATTTGGGATGATTCAGATGTTGAAAATATGGCTAGGGGATTGTTAAAGGAATCTGGTTGTGATAACATATCTAAAGGTGATAAATATGAAAACTAAGACTTGTATAGGATATATGGGAAAGTGTTATCATCCAGATGGGCCAGAATTGTCGTTGGATCAGTTTAATAAAAATAAAAATCAATGTAAATGTTGTAAGTCAAAATATAATAGAGCTTGGCGAGAAAATAACAAAGAATATCGTAAAGAATACTATCAAAATAACAAAGAACACATACGGGAACAAAAGAAAGAATACTGTAAAAATAACAAAGAACGTATAAGGGAACAAAAGAAAGAATATCGTAAAAATAACAAAGAACATATTAGAGAAATACATAAAATCTGGTACGAGAATAATAAAGAGCGTGTAAAACAAATGGCTAAAAGGTGGCGTCATAACAACAAAGAGTATAANTTAGAAATAAATAGGAACTGGCGTGCAAATAACAAAGAACATGTAATACAAAATCGTAAAGAAAACTATGAAAATAATAAAGAGCGTGTGGCACAAATGGGTAAAAAGTGGCGTAAAAACAATCCAGAAAAAATAAGAGAATATGCAAGAAGACGCAGGGCAAAAAAAACGCCAAGTAAACGAACATTATACAGACCAAGATGAGGTATATACAAAGGAATTATTTAATCACAAGTGTTTTAATTGTGGCACCACAGAATACCTAAGTGTAGATCACAATTATCCACTTGAATCGGGATATGCACTAACAAGAACTAATGCGGTATTACTTTGTGTGTCTTGTAACTCTTCGAAGGGGGCTAAACTACCAGAAGAGTTCTACTCAGAATCCAAGTTCAAAGAACTAACAGCAATTTTAGAGGGAAAATGACAGCAAAAGAACTCAAAGCTCTTAAACAAATCGTCAGGAACGGTGACGACTCCAATCTCCAAGCTCATTCTTGGAAGCCCATCAAAATATCCCTCTATAAACACGGTTACATCCGAAGAAGAATAAGAGATTGGGCTTGGATTCCGACCCAGAAAGGTGTAGAATATGTTAAATAATTCAACAGGAGAAATAAATGAGAAAAGCATTAACAGTAGCAATAATGATAGCGTTGGCAACAAGTGCAATGGCAATTGTACCTAACTGGAATGGTGGACCTTATAATTTTAAGTATGAAAGTCCATTAGACCAGGAGCTTCTTAACAAGCTTCCCGACGAGCCTTTCTTGCTCAACCTTGGACCAACTGGTATAAGGGGTAAAATTGAACTTACAGGTTGGCGAGTAGAGTCACAAAAAGAGATAGAAGTTAAGTTTGTTTTCAGTGATTCTCCTGCTGCTGGCAAGTTTAATACTGGTGATGCTATCGTAGGTGCTGGTGATGCTTTGTTCACAAAGGGTCATATGATTGGTCGTATCTCCAATGACAAGGGCAACGTCTACGCTGGTTGGAAAGGTATGATGACTGAGCTTGGTGAAGCAATTCTTGCTGCTCAAGCAGATGATGGTAAGTTGGTACTGAAGGTCCGTAAGCGTGGTACTACTTCTATCAGAGATGTAACGGTTGAGATTCCAGCGGTTGGTGCATTTTCAGAAACATACCCTGAAAACTGTCCTCGTTCAGATGCACTACTTGAGAAGCTTTGTGACTTTTTAATATCAGGTAATGACAAGATCAGAATGGCACATGGTGGTACACATACTCTTCTAGCATTAATGGCATCTGGTGACCCTAAATATGAATCATTCATAAAGGAACGCATGGAAGGTGTTATGAAACAAAGACCTACACCACAAGATGGTGGTTTCGCATGTTGGGGTTGGGGGCTTTGGGGAGTTACTTTAGGTGAATATTATCTTCTTACTGGTGATAATAATGCAAAGGTTGCTATGGAAGCTAGAATAGATGCTTATAGATTAGGACTTAATCCTGGGGCTAATACTTATTCTCATAGACCTTATCCTGTTATTCAACAAAGAGCGGCTGCTGGTGGTCCTAAAGGATATGGAGCAATGGCACCAGTAGGAGCCATTGCAATGTTGGCAATGAGTCTTGCTAAAGAAGCTGGAGTTGATTATCCAGAAGATGTTTATCAGGGGTTTCACAATTCAGTTCTTTGGACAGTGGGTAAGAGTTCTTCTGCTGGTATCGCTTATGGATGGGAAGCATGTCAAAATCATGCTGTTATTGTACTTAAGAATTCTGCTACTTCTCCTTGTAAGAGTGATCTTGGTATTGGGTATGAATGTATGACAGGAATGAATAACATAGGAGATTATACTATTTCGTGGCCTACAAAAGCTGATCCCAGATGGAAACCTACTGATTGGGTAGCTGATGAAGCTGATAAGAATAGAGTATTTCAAATGGGTGGTGATCAACGAGTAGTATATCGTTATCGTGCTCCTGATCCTGAGCCAACAGGTCCATTTAGTACTAGTGGGTCAACACGTCACCATGCACCTTGTGCTTATGCTGCCTTGGCTCATCTAATCGGCAATAGAGATAATGCTTCTTGGATTTGGTTGGGACAACATCTTGCTAATGGTATTGCTAATAATCCTTCTACGTGGTGGGATGGACATGCTGATGCTAGTCTACATGCTGTTATGTCAGCCGCTGCTGTTAGAATGGCAGACCCAGCCAAATATCGTGAATGGCTAGATTTTCAAAAAACATGGTTTGCACTTTGTGAAGCGCATAATGGTGGAATGGTAATGCAACCGTTCTATAGAGACCGTAAAGGTACAGGTCCAGGTTATGGTTTTCGTCAAATGCCTACTGCCGCTGCTGCTTTACTACTTTCTGTACCAAGAAAGGCTATTCGTATAACTGGTTCTGCTGATGAAGAGTTGCCTGAAATCCCAACTCCTGCACCAATAGTAGAACCAGAACCAGAGCCAAAACCAAAACCAGAACCTATTAATCCAGATGATCCACAGCTTGAACCTGTTAATCCACAGCCAGAACCAGAGCCAAAACCTATTGATCCAAATGATCCGCAACCTACTCCTACTCCTACACCTATACCAGATCAACCAAAACAACCAGATCAACCAAAACAACCAGATCAACCAAATCAACCAGATCAACCAGATCAACAAGATAGACCTATAAGACCTAATCCTAGACCAGGAAGACCTGGAGATAATTGGGATTGGAGAAGACCTGGTGAAGGAGTAAGACTATAAGGAGAGTTAAATGATATTAATAGGATTGGAAAATTGCAAACCATGTGAACAACTTCATGCTAGATATCCAAAGGTTCCTTTTGTAGAAGTTCCAAGACATGCTGCATCAGCAGATATGGATGTTTATGAAGTTAAGAAAGCCCTTGGAAGGCTTGGTATAAGGGAGTTTCCTGTATTGCTGAATGATGCAATGACAGTAGTACTTCCGTTGAAGATGATAGAAGCACTATAATGAAAGACGATGACACAAAAACACTAGAAACCCTATATGATAACATAGGGGGTGCGGTGAGTGGTAATTATGCTCTTCTTAATGAAGCGATTAGCAACGACGATATTTTAGAAGAAGGTCGTCTTGTTGATACGCTTGGAATGAACACAGCAAGAATGTTAATTGGATTAGTTAAGAGAGACCTTGCTGGTTGTAATGGTGATGCAAATTGCGAAAAGCGATTTGAAAAGGTAGCGTCATCAATAATCAATAGCATTATCCATAATGTTGATGATACAATGATACGTAGAACATTATCACAACATGAGGGCATTCCAGCTACCTCAAAGGCAAAGATTCTCTATGCCTTACTTAGTAGATAATGAACATAACAAGAGTATATCTTAACATATCATCTTTACCACTTTATACTCAATGGCAATTGACAAAAGCAAAACGCGTATACAAAAAAGAACACCCTGAATGTGCAGTTTGTGGTCATACATCAGATCTGGAAATCCATCACATTGTTCCTGTGCATGTTGATCCGTCTTTAGCACTCGATCCAGAGAACTTTATCACCTTATGCGATTGGAGAAACCACGGATGTCATTATGTCTTTGGACATTTTAGGAATTTCAGGACAAAGTGGAATCCAGAGATAAGGGATTTTGCAATTACAGTTAGAGGATTTCTATACGAGGGTTAAAATCCTTTTGTGTATATTTAATAGCCCACATTTTATATTATGACCAATCAAAAATATCAGAATTTTCTGTTTTTATAGTAATATCCTTTTTACTAGTGGCCTCCATAATTATTGATTGTGAATTACTTATATTATTAATACCAAATAATGTATTATATGGAAGTTTCAAAACCTTACCATCCATCTCAGATATAAAATATTGTTTGTATTTATAAACATCATTAACTAAATATGGAAATATTAATCTTACATCACCATGTAAACAAGTAAAATATGTAATGCAATTATAAGAATAAAATGCATCTATAGAGTCAATCCAATATCTCTTTATACATATATTTTCTACATCATTTGTTTCAAATAAATTAGGGATATGCTTAGATATAGAATCTATATAAAACTTTTCATAGAATACACTAATCTTAGGTTCTTCACTCATCTTCGTTGTCGCCTTCCTCTTGTTCCGTAAAGTCAGCTTCTATTGCCTTCTTGTTCTTGTTTAGAAACTTTTCAATGACTTCTTCTCTTGTAGCAACTAGGACATTGGTGGTTCCTCCACCATGTGCTCCTGATAGTGCCTTCCTGTTCTTCATATCAAGCTCTTTGAGTTCCTTTGCGGTCTCAGCTTTCTTGTTTTGTATGTTTATCTTGTTAAGTGTTTCAGCAGCTTTCGTAACAGAGGCTAATAAGCCAGAAAATGCTTGTAGTTCTTCTGCTTCAAAACCACTAGCGATGGTTTGTTGAATTGCTTCTACTGTTTCAATGCCCGACTCAACTAATCTACCTACCTTTTGCATTACATACTCATTAACGTTATCGTCATTGATATCTAACTTCTCGGCAGAGGATTCTTCGTTGAGAGTTGACATGGATTCGTCATTTTTAAGTTCGTCTAGGATTTGGTCTAATTCTTCATCGGCCATAATAACGCTTCCTTTGAATTATTTACTTGACTTAGGGTATTTTTGTGGTATTATTGCTATATGACTGAATTAGACCTCCACGGACACCGCCATGAAGAAGCAAAACGCCTTCTAGAACACACTATTAATGTATTATGGTGTTCAAACGAAGAGCTTCACATCATTACTGGCCACAGTAAACGTATGAAGGAAATTGTTATTGAGTTACTGGAGGAATACAAGCTAGAATACACGATTGGCGATTTTAGTGGACAGAATATGGGGTTTATACGAACATATTTAGATTAAAGGAGAGATAAATGAAGAAAGTACATAAGATACGTCAGTATGCGAACAAGAAAGAACAAATGATGACTAAGTGTGGTAAGAATTCAGAGGCTGCACTTCCTAAATTGTTAGTATCGCGCTATTGGAAAGATGTAACCTGTAAGAGGTGTCTCGCCAACCACCCTAACAAGGACAAATAAATGCCATACATAAAAGATAAAGATAGACGTAAAGAGCTAGACAAAGTAGTTTACCTAATGAACGAGTTGAACGTTAAAGCGGACGGAGATTTGAACTATATACTGTTCAAATATGGTAAATACTTTACAGAGAAGCGTTATAACGTGTTAAAGAACTACATGGGAGAGTTAAACGAAGCCGCAGAAGAGATCAGACGCAAGATTCTAGCTCCCTATGAAAATGAACAAGAACTCAGAAATGGAAGTGTATAATGTCAGAAGAAAAAGAAGTTAAATTCGTAGAGATTGAATTAGACCTTGATCAAATTACTATTAATGGTCTAATTGAACATGCAACAAAGAACATTCTTAATGATAAAGAAGCCTTGATTAATTGGGCTGCAAATGATATCCTTGAGAAGAAGATAGAGGAGATAGAAAATGGCAAAGGTAACAGTTGAAGGTAGAGGCGTATTTGAAATTACGAACGAGAAGCTTACAGAGTTGTTGGGCTGGTTAGCAAATAATCAGGCAGTGGCAATTCGTGAGAACAACACTGTTCGTGAAGTGAAGAACAATGAGTTTACTGGCAGGGAGCTAATCAATGGCTAATGTTCGATGTGATAAGTGCTCTCATTATAATAAAAGCTCAAATGAATACAGAGTAAGTGATGAGTTTGTTAGTGGTGCATCTTATCATAATGGTATTAAGTTTCCATCTTGCGAATGGCAATCTGTCGGTGGTATATCTATGTGCAACCATCCTGATTGTTTTAGCTATGATAAGGAAGTTGATCCTGTCCATGGAAAACGGTATAATAAGAAGCGAGTTAAGGGACAGGGACAATTTAACAAGGATAATGATTGTTCAAACTTCAAAAATGCATGGTGGCGTTTTTGGGTGCGTAATAAGGGTGCAAGTGAGACCGAAGTGTTTCTAGATCAAATATAGGAAGCGTTAAATGTTTGATAATTTATGGGTAGAGAAGTGGAGACCAACCACTTTAGACGATATCGTATTGTCCGATAAGAACAGATTGTATTTCGAGCAGATCAAGATGAAGGAAGAGATTCCTCACTTGATGTTTTCAGGTGATCCTGGAATCGGCAAATCCACGTTGGCAAAAATTCTGGCAAATGATGTTCTTGATTGCCAGTATCTCTATATCAATGCATCAGATGAATCTGGTGTAGATACAATCCGAACGAAAGTGACAAACTTTGCACAAACTGCGTCTATTGACGGCAAGCTTAAGGTAGTTATTCTAGATGAGATAGATGGTCTATCGTCAGTTAAGACAGGTGCAACAGGAACAAGCGCACAACAGGCACTTCGTAACGTTATCGAAGAGTATGCCGACAATACTCGTTTCATTGCAACATGTAACTACCGTTCAAAGGTAATGGATGCTCTTGATTCTAGGTTTCAAACCTTCGATTTGACACCTCCATATGATAAGGTTGTTGAACGCGGTATTCATGTGCTCAAGTCCGAAGGTATAAGTGTTGCAGATGACGAAAAACCTAAACTGATCAATCTGATAAAGAATTGTTATCCCGATCTTCGTAAGGTTATTGGTGAATTACAGAAAAATAGCATCAATGGTGAGTTTACTGTTGAAGAAACTGTAGATAAGTTTGACTTTGCAGACGAAGTATTCAAACGTTTGCTAAAAGGACAGGGAACAGAGCTTCGACAGTTTGTAATTCAGAACGAAATCAAATTTAGCAACAATTATCATACCTTGTTGAAGAGTTTGTTTGAGGTAATCTACAAGAGTGACTTATCGTTTGAGAAGAAAAGACCAGCAATGTTGTTAGTTGCAAATGCAATGGGACAACATGGCAGTGTGATGGACCCTGAAATTAACTCATATGCCTGTCTATTAGAGCTTTCAGAAATTTTATAAGCCACTTACTGACTGATCACCACTAGCAATTTCTACCTTCTTAGGTTCAAATTCAGTCATACCATCATCTTCTTTGGCTACCTCAACCGTACCAGTAACAACGTTACTAATCATCTTCTTGAGTGTATCCTCGTCAATGTCGGCATTCACTTTGATGGTAAGATTGTTATCATCATCGAACTTTGCGTCCATATTGTTGCTTAATCCTTCCATACCCTGAATCTTTGTGATAATAGGCTCAGGATTTCTCCCATATGGCTCACCAAAAGTGAGTCTATATGATTTTAGTCCAGAACCGATACCAGGGGCAGCACCAGGCATTGCACCAGGAGCAGCACCAGGAGCAGCACCAGCCATACCACCATAAACATCCTCTAATGTGAGTTTGCCTTGGTTCTTTTTCTTGACTTCCTTTGGTGCTTTAATTTGATTTCTACCATCATCGATACTGGCTATAATTTCTTGCTTTGTGTTTGAGTCAGGATTTTTACGATCTGCATCAGGAGATTCTACGTCTTGGGGCATCTCGACATCATTCTTTCTCTTTACACTATCAGGGACAGGAGCCAAATTACCGTGTGTATCGACAACTTCTAGAACTTCAATAGGAACTGTAATTGGGTCTCTCCACAAACCAGGAGCATATTCAACTACAATATCTACAAATAGGTCAGCAGGTGCACGAGTACCAGCAAAATGACCACCGCCATAATTACCAGTAGTTGTAGGTCTAATACTTTTTACACCACATGCTCGTAGGTTGAGGTCGGTATTCATTGCATCCTCAATCATTGCTATATACTGTGACGTAAGTGCTTTGATCTTCTCGTTTTTTAGTGCATCTTTCCTAAAACGGACAAGATCACCACTCAAAATGCCACCCTGCTCAAAGCGTGTAATGGTGGATTCGATTATTGTGTCATATTTTCCAGTAAATTTCATAATATAGAATCTCCTTGTATGGTTACACAATTATTTACTTAATAATGGGTAAATTACTCCCATTTATTTCCCTTAGAAATGTTATCTTTTGCCCAAAGTGGTTGTAAATTTGTATAATGAAAGCATTTCTTCTGTTCTTCTGGATCGGTGAGGTCGAATGAGGCACAAGGACGGATATGGTCAATATGAATCTCGTCTATTCGTTCCCATGACATTCCATCTACAAACTTAGATTCTAGATAAGATAATAAAAATTGGATTGTACACCCAATAAGCTCTTTAGTTTTATATGCCTTTTCTCCATAATTATTCTTGATAGCACTATTAACCCTACTCCTTAAGTTTCCAGTAATTCTATATCCAATGTCTTTCTTTCTTCTATTTTTAACGTATAGTTTATTATATTTTCTTTGATATACTCGTATTTTTGTTTTATTATTTTCATAATAATTGGATATCTTATCCTTATTTTTAATACAATACTCTTTTCTCTGGATTTTAATAGATTTTTTGTTGTTAATTTTATATTGATTACAACAAGTTTTGCACCAAGTTTGATACCCATCTTTTTTATGATTATTTTTATAAAACAATTCTATTGGTTTAATTTCTTTGCATTTGGAACATTTTTTGGTTTGATTTGTTGACATAATTACCACCCTTTCTAAATAATTGTATAGCAGGACAGCCGTTTCCATCCTTCGGTTGTTGTTCAGTCCAATTGAACAACTAACTGCTATAACTATTTATTAAATAAGGGTATATAAATATGCTTTTACTATTAAATAACTGTAGAAAGTGGAACTATAAGATATGGGTAGTCTTAAACTAGATAATCTAAAAAACACTGAAAAGGTAGACATTGGCTACACTTATGTCGATCTGCATCTTGATATCGAGGAGCAAAAAGTACCCACCAGGCTTACTAATGACAGAATTCAGGGAAAAGACATACGAGTTGACTTCGATGTTGACGCAATAAAGAATTCTTTGAACAACATCTTCAATACTGTCCCTGGTGAACGATTCTTAATACCAACATTTGGTGCTAACTTGAGAAGATATCTGTTTGAGCCTGTTACTAAATTGACAGCACAACAGATTGGTGCAGAAATCGTCAGGGCTGTTGAGTCATGGGAGCCTAGAGTGACGGTTAATAGAGTATCTGTGATAGGTAAACCAGAAAAACACGAATACGATGTAACGATTATAATTACAATAAATGCATTTAAGGAAGCTGTTACTTTTACCAGCGTTCTAAATCAAGGTGCCGATATAAAGATAACAAACCTCACTAGGGTTTGTCCAACGTCATAAAGGAGAGCTATGAGTGATTGTCCTTCAACTAAAGATGGCTATTTAGCATTTGATGCACTTAGTATAAAGCAACATATTAAAGATAGATTAAACGAATCGGGTAGTTTTTTTAGATCATAATTACGAGGGAAGCCACATATCAACTGTAATTGATATTGTAGCATATACGTTCAACGTATTGATGTTCTATCTGAACAAAACTTCATCCGAGTCCATGTTTTCAGATGCACAAATCTATGAGAACATGAATAGGATCGTAAAGTTGATCGATTATAAGCCAGTTGGGTTCCAGACATCAACGCTCTCCTTTGATGCAACTGTACTTGGCAGTGGCGAGACTACAAACATCGGTCTATACACGATTCCTCGTTACTCTTACTTCCAGCTTGGTGGTATTTCATACTCCTTCAACGAAGATATCACATTTGCAAAGACATTGTCTGGAGTAGATGAGAACCTTACTGACCTTTCTAATGAAAAACTTCTCTACCAGGGAAAGTATGAAGAATATCCTGCATATAATGCAATTGGTGAAGAGAACGAGACAATGTTTTTGGTTCCTGGTGATAATGTAATCATTGATCACTTCAATATTGATGTTTATGTACAACCTAATCCACTTGAGGGAGGAGACTGGGCACAATGGGAATCCACACCTTCTTTGTATCTGGAAGATGCCAGTGCACAGAAGTATGAGATTCGCTTGAACGAAAACAAGCACTACGAGATAAAATTTGGTAACAACATCAACGGACAGAAGCTTGACCCAGGATCAAAGGTTGCTGTTTACTATCTTAGGTCTGATGGAACAGAAGGTGAAGTAGGTGTTGGTGTGTTGGATGGTCAAGGTCTTGTTTCTTACTCAACATCTCAGTTTGATGAACTTATAACTGACGTTGTTGCTGGTGAGTATTCATTCTTGGGCGATCTATCTACCTTGCAGTTCACTAACGACACAGTTTCTACATACTCAAGCGAAGAAGAAGATGCAGATTCTATCAGAGCTAACGCTCCAGGAATTTTCAGGTCACAATACAGACTTGTTACAGAGAACGACTATGAGGATTATGTCAAGACAAACTTTTGCTAACCTTATTAGTGATGTGGCTGTAGCAAACAACTGGAAGTACCTGTCAGAACAGATTAAGTACTATTACGATTTGGGTATTACTGATCCAACTGAATTGTCTAGGCCGCTTTTCAACCAAGTTATGTTTGGTGATGCATGTAACTTTAACAACGTTTACATCACTGCCGTACCAAAGGTTGTAACAAGTTCAACTCAGCCAGTTGTGGTCTTGGCTCCAGCACAGAAGGAGCTTATCATATCTTCAATGCGTAGTGAAAAACTTCTTACTAGTGAAACTATCATTGTAGACCCAATCTACGTTGCTGCTGGTGTTGCAATTTCAAAGGATGGAAGTGCAATCACACCAGAGGACGTTGAGAACAGCAGATTGTTGATAATTAAAGATGAAAATTCAAGAAGAGATAATACTTCTATAAGTCAGGATATTGAGAACATCTTTGTAAACTATTTCAACAGACAAAACGTTAAGCTTGGTCAGACCATTGATGTTAAGACCATCACATCAGATATTCTTTCTGTTAATGGTGTCAAAACATTCTTTACACAAAGAACCGATGACACAACCATAAGGGCAGAACGACTTTCGATGTTGCTTTGGAATCCAATTTACACAACTGATGCAATTACATTGCTTACTAACTATGCACTACCTTATTTCAAGTTCCCTTACCTGCATAATGCATCAAGCTTTAGTAGTTACATCACAGTCTCAAGCGAGACAACAATATTTGAGAACATAGAATTCTAATAGGAAATCGTAATGAGTTTAGGTGACCCTACAAAACTTAAGGATGCTCTTGTATTCGTCAACAATCCTCCTGCCGCAGAAGCCACACAGTTAAATGCATGGCCTTTCACTATTATGATCTCAGCAGGAGATACGGGATCACATTACATAGACCTGTACTCACAGTACTCTAGGTCTAGTCCTTATCAACAACCTCAGAACCGTTGGAGTCATCTTGTTCCTCAGTGGAGGTTCCTTGATCTTAGCGGTAACTACATTCCAGGAATCAATACAACCGATACACAGATAACAAATGCATCTGGTGAAGTTATTGGAGTAACAGGAACAGCGCAGTTCTACTATGTCGATGACATGCCAAGTGCTGATTACGCTTCTCCTGTAATGCTTTGGGCAACAATGCAAGTATCAGGGATTCCAGTTGATTATGATATCCAAGGTTCTGAACTTCCTGGTTATGCTAACAGTAAGATTATCAAGGGAGAGACATACTACATTAATGGACAGCCACCAACATATCTTAGTGTTACAAGAAACGGTGTAAACAATATAGATGAACTTAAGTGGATCAATAATCCATTCAGGTACACAACAGTTACTAAGAGTAATTGGTTAGCTGAACAATGTCCTGGTTCGTCAGGGGCCATAACGATATTTGATTATCCTCAAGAAGCAGCAGAAGCATATGCTGCTACTCATGAAATTCACAGAGACTTGCTAGGAGTTCCTCTAAATTCTGAAACTTGGAATCCACTATCTGCATACTTTGTAAGAGAAGACCCAGATACACTTCTTCATACTGGTGGCTATCATATCGGTAGTGTTGCTTCAAGTGCAGTTTCATTGAATACACGTCTAACTGCTGAAGTCGGTGTAGAAGTATACCCATGGTTTAGAGACATATCGTTTGTATGGGTTTCTAACGGTGCCAACAGAACAATCAATAGAGTAAATCTTCCTTACAATTTTGGTGGTTACACCAACCCACTGATTCCTGATATGCAAACCTATTCTGCTAACCTTAGTGGCATGGCAAGTTTATATACTGTCGTTTCATCCATTAGTGGAACACCTTATTGGGTTGGTCCTTCTTTGAGTGCAGATAATTTTGGTGGAATTTATGGATTGGCTCAAGGTGGTTTTTGTGGGAATAGTGTTTGGGGTGTAGATTCTGAACTTGATACGATGTTTAGATTTGGAACCAATGGAACCATTACAAATTCAGTAAGCATAGGACCATCAGGATCATCACCACAAGCTATAGCTATGGACTCTGAACTTAATATGTGGGTCACTCTTTATGGAGCACTATCTACTGTTAAATACGATAGCACTGGTACATCGTTATTCTATGCAGCAGTTCCTCCATATGCAATACTAGACCAATACCCTGTTAGCGGTAGTGATCCAGATGGTATTAGGGTAAGGCCAGTTCAAGTTGACACAGATACAGACGATAATATATGGGTCACATATGAACATGCACTTAGTAGCTTGCTAATGAAGTATAATGATATGGGAGTATTTGTTAGCAATTGCAATCTCCCAGTAAGTTCACAGCCACAAGGTGTGGTTGTTGATCCAATAGATAATTCTGTATGGGTAACTAACACATACGAAATTATCGTAGCTCCTTACTCTTGGTCTGCTGCTGGAAGTGCTGGTAACATTCAAAAGTATGATACTAATGGTACATTACTAAGCACCTTTGATAACATTCCACATCCAGGCCACATAACATTAGACTACAACAAGAATGCTTGGTTTACCTTTGGGTATTCTGGTCTTGGTGTTATCAGTGGTGGTCAAGTAACACAATACTTCTTAACTGGTGGAGATGTTGTTCCATACTCCGCCTCACATATTGCAATAGATGATTCAACACTTCCAACTAATGATAGAATCAAAGGTCTTGCTTGTGATTCTAGAAATAGAATATGGGCGTTGGAGAGTGATTCAAATACAATTTATGTAATCAATCCAGAAGACACCACTCAAAATAATATTGCTGTTGTATCACCTAGAAATCTGGGTGGAATAGATCATAGTATTCAGGGTATGGGTGACTGGACAGGTTTCCAATGGTTACAGAAGTACTATTACGGTTCAGCCGCATTGAGTGGTAGCACATATACTATTCAAGGAAGCAGTAATGAATTTAACATCGATGAGTTTGGAAGTAACTTTGAAATCAGAAGATTTAACGAAAGTTGGGATGCAACCAAGCAGATGAGAGACTATGCTCTATCAGATCATATCTATGATAATGAAAGTTTGTTTAATGCTTACTTAAGTGCAATGGTTGGTGGTGTTGGGGTAGATGAAGAATCCATTGGTAGAAAATCCTACGAGAGGATTGCTAACTTTGTACCAAACCATGTAGATATTGATACATGTGGTATTGATCAGCTTTATGCTTTAGCAGACGAATTGGATGTACCAATCGATGATTACAATTTGTCGTATCCAGTAAGTTTAAGAAGGCTAATGGATATTGTATCAATATCTCATCAAAGACTATGGGGAACTAGATGTAAGTGTAGACGAAACTTTGAAGAGAATAAATCTCTTTGCACAGAATGTAATCATAGTCACTGTTTGAACAGAAGTACGACTAGAATGGATACAAGTATAGACACAATTACTGGTGGTGAAGAAGTTGTTATCAGACCTATATTTGGTTCAAGAAACTACGACCTTCTTATATCACCATCAACGATTACATCAGGAGTATCCACCTTGAGTGTGTACCCAATAGATGCAGCACCATCACTTTCATGGTTATCATCTGCTGATTATGGTAACTACTATTTCTACAGATACATTCCTACGGACTGTGATGTACAGGTCGAAGGAGTAATTAATTGGGACGATGATTACACTACTTTGATGGAAAGTGATTCTTCCTTGTCAGCATGGTATGACAGGAATGAGTTAGTAGACACAATTTTGAACTATGATTTACATCAAGGGTTACAGTTTAATATGTCGGGCGTGGAGTAAATATGGCAATTTTATCAAAATATTCACAGACACTGGATACACAGTCTAAGCAATATACTAGTCAGAAGGGGTATATTGATTCCCTAGGAACATCAGACCCTGCTACTCAACCAGATGACTTTAGAACACCATTCACATATAGTGAGTGGATTCAACGTAATGCTGGTATTATTCCAGGCAATGAATACTCACAGTACAATCAATACCTCAAGGAATGGCACCAGAATACATACACAGTTGCAGACACAGTTGAACAGGTAAAGGAAAACTACTATGGGTTCTTACAAGAACTTAGTATAGCGTTCTCAACACCAGAAGAAGCAGCATGGTTTGCAGACATTGACATCACAGATGACCTTGATCTTGAAGAAGCAATTCCTATGTTCACCAAGAAGCTTAAAGAGATTGCTATCTACTTCATAAACAAGCGTGATGCTATCAAGAAGGCAAAGCTTAAGTACAACATGGTAGGAAGTACCGATGCCATCAACAAGCTTTTCTATGAGTATCTCCTTAAGGCATTCACACAGAGAGACTACATTCTTAATGTTCCAGAGCAGTCAGCTTATGACACGTTCCCAGCGTTGTCAGCAGTACGAGATGGGTTCCAGATTTTCATTGAGGAATTGTATGATGACACAAACTATTTTGATAGAGACCCAACGCTTCCAGTATCTAGCTACTTCAATTTGACCGCAGCAGAGGTTGTTGAGTATTATGACACACTTGGATTTGATATATCTGCTGTGTCATGGTTGTTCGAAACTGGTGTATCTGAAGTACATGCCAACAATCCATTACTGTGGACATTGTCATCAGAGCTAGCTTTGTATAATGCAACATCAATAAACGAATTGCCACTATCAGCATTCTCCGAGTTTGATAATGTTCTTCTTAACAAGTATGTCAACGTACTTGCAACACAGAAGTACTTGGGTGAAGAGCAATACATAATTTCTGGTGGTTACTACGAACTAGATACCAGAGACCTAATACATGACTTTGTATCTGGTAACAATTGGTTCTACTGGCCTTCAGGAGAATACTTCAGAGAGGCTCCAACTGATGTACAGTTTGATCCTATAATGCTATCAGCAACATCATTAATCAGTGATGGTGCCGTAGCTGCTTTGAAGTATGAAGATGCCGATAAGGTATTCACACAAGTTGGACAAACACTTTCAGGTGCATGGTTAAGGTATACACAGAAGTACACAGAAGAAGAAACCATGCAGGCAACATTATTTGCTGGTGAGAATACCAGATTTAAATTCCCTTATCCTGGTTATGGATTAAGTGGAGATGGTGCACCATGGACAGGACCACAGTTAGTTAATGCGCTTCCTATTGGAACATACTCAGAAGCGGTACTTAAGACATATTGGGACACACAACCAGTTTCAGCAATTGAGTTGTTGTCTATCCATGATACAACACTTGTTAATAATGATGCTCAAGCAGCACAAGAGTATGGAGATGCAGATAAGATAACTGTACGTATAACAGACAATATTGATAGGATACATGATACAACACCAAATGAAACATATCAGGATAAAATTGATCGTGCATGGTTGTACAAGATGCTTAACACAGACCTTCCATTAATAGTTGGTCAAACATACATTAACTGGCCTGTTCATACATATGACAAGGAAGAAACNACACTAGAACTATCTGTACTTTCTAGTCAGTGTATTAGCATTCCTATTGTCTACTGTAGATGTAGAAACAACAATGATTGGTGCAAGAGCAGGACAAGGACTTTTTAATAGTGATATTATTTACAAGCTCGATGCTCCTAACGGATATCCTACCGAGTGTGCATGGTTAAGTGGCACTCCACTAAAATCATTAGCAAGCCCAAGTGCAACCTTGATATACAATGCATCTGGTGCAATCCAGCCTTCGTTTACATTAAGATGTCGCCCTGGTAGGTTTGAGCGTTTTGTTTGGTATGATGATGCAGTAGACCTTAACTCAACAACGTTAGTACATCATGAGCACCAAGTTGACTGTCCTTATGTATTGGAATCACATACATCAATTCATAAAACACAAAATATCTCATTGGCCGATTTAGGAACTAATGGAATTGGTGGATGGAATGATTGTAGATGTAGAGCTATCAAATACTCTCCATTGGGACACCCAGGAGATGATTATAGTGATTTCTCTTACATGGCAGATATAATATTTGTTGATACACAATTTCCTAGTGAGTTTGATCTAGACACATGGCGCGGAAGTGATTCACTTCCATACAACCAAAGTAAAGACTTTGCATTCTTCCAACTTACAAGTGGCAATAATGTAGAGCCAGATGTGGGTTGGGGTCCAGGATCATGGAAGACTGGCGATGGGTCTACATTCCAGCTTGTGCCTGGAGTTCTATATAGATATCTTCGTGCCAATCTTTTGAGAAATCCAGGTGATCTTATCATTGATGCGGTTCCTGATCTTATCATAAAAGATACACATACTAATACACCTAAATCAACTTGGATGAGAGCGGTCCTTAGCGCAGACGGTGCTTGGCACAACACTAACAATATTAGTCCAATGATTATTACTCCAGGAGATTATGTGATGTATGACCACATAGATTCAAACTGGTATTGTTTGTCTTCATCAGACAACGAAGGTACAAGTGTAGCCAGAAATACATCAGCGTTTAATATTACGCCTTCTAATTGGGCAACATTTGATTTTGTAACAACTGGAATTAGTGTAGATTATATATGGCCATCAGTTCTATTCAATGAAGGGCCAGTTCATGTTGCGGCAGAATTATCAGCAGTAGCGTGGATAATGGAAACACCAACTGGTGGATTATCATCTGTTTCTAAGATTGACCCAGCAAACCCATTTTCATTTATTGCTGAAGATATTGGTATATATGCTGTAAGTGCAATTGGATATGGAACATTCCCACCAGAGACATTTGCAATAACAACAAACTTAAGCAGCTTTGATACAACATTAACTAATACACCATCTGGTGCTCTAGGAGTTGAGACAATATATAACGATAGAATAAACATGTTGATTAACATTCCACTTACGGGTTGGAATTATACAACTAACCAGTATGATGTAACAGCTATTGGTGCAAGGCCATTCTGGGCAAAGGCATATGATACTTCAAATGATCAAACCAAGCAAAAGGGAACACTAGCTTGGGGTGGTGGAATTAGATTGATCATAGACGATTACACCTTTGTAACACAACCAGATATTTCTACCATGAGTTTGTCTTCAAACTACTATGTTGACTATCTAAGGAAGGGATCATCATCTCTTACATGGACACAGCCAGTAGAATTCATAATCAACGAAGAGAAGAGGGAATGGTGTAAGTTGTTACTTGATCCATCAGTAGCATCTCCTCTTGACGATTACTTACTAAACATTACAAACGAGATGGTTATCTCAGCTTCAGTAGAAACGTCAAATATGATGCTAGAGAATTCATCAAATATGTTTGTGAACTACTGGTCAAACATTCCATTTACATGGAACCAAGAAATTGTAAACTCAACTAACGGACTTCCACCAACTGGTGGTAGATGGGTTCCTACAGTTTCAGGTGAGTTGGTTGATCCTTTGGTTCCGTATGCAAACCTTACTAATAGGCATTTCCCAACGATAGCGTCAGTACCTTATGTTGGCAACTTGTATACTACTGAATATTCTGGTGGATACTTCGTTCCTAGAATGCTTGGTACTAGTGTATATGTTGGTAAGGGATGGGAAACTGAAATTGATACTAGTGTTATCTCAAACGATCTTAGTGCTCGTGGAATAACTGCATCCTTCAGAGACCCAGATAAATACATTGGTAAAGATCGTGGGTTATCTAAGACAAATCAATTGTCACCTATTATTAGTGGTGGTAATGACCAACGTTGGCAGAAGGGTGATATAACAGAAGGATTCAAGGCTGGTGATGTTGTAGGAGCAAAGGAATACCAAGAGTACATTCCTTACCAGACGAAGTATGAAAGCACAGGAATTAACAGCAATGGTCTTCGCACACAAAGCGAAAAGTATGATCCTTGGACTGGTTCTACAGATTCTGTATGGGCAGACCCAACATACTTCCCACCTAACTTTAAGAATGAACATGACATTAACGGATGGTACGATAATAACCTTCCTGAGAATACTTTTATTTATGAATGGAAGACAGACATATTTGGTAACAACTATGCTCTGTTGAAAGACAATACCATAGAAGGTGTATATGACAGGAAACAGGCGTTTGGTACCATGTGGATAAGAAACCAAGAAAATTTAATAGCTCCTATAAGTGCCTTGTTCCCAACATACGATATATTCCAGGATGCTGCATCATCTGTTGATTACACCATCAAGAACTTTGATTTATGGTATGACACTTTGATGCTTCAAACATCATCACATGTAATCATAGAATACATCAATTTCGATTATGACACCAATAGGATATTCACGATAGCTGACAATGTTAACGCTATTGATTTGGAGAGCCTTAGTGGTGGTCAGTATGGTGGTCACTGGTTGTTTGATGAGGAAAAGAGAGTAACACTATGTCAGGTACTTTCAGATGCTGCAAACAACACAGTTTACCCAATACTGTACAACTATGATATTGACAGTGTTGAAAGAACTACGCTGTTCAATCTAAGTGGGCATGGTCTCATCAATGGCCTTTCTGCATTGAACATGAATAGAATAGAAGAACCAGTGTTCTCGTTTAATCAGAACACCAAAAACTACAATAACACATTCGCAGGGCATAGTAGTAACTATGCTGGAATCATAATCAATAGCATTAACGTGAATGAGATAAATGGTATACAATCAGTTTATTCAATTACACCGAACCTTACCAGTTAAGTATATATAGAACAATGAGTTTTACCATACAATCTAACAACTTTTATTTGATCTCTGGATCATCAGTAGCCTCAAACTACACTGACGATTCACCTACTGGTATTAGTCCTGTTGCGGCTAATGCTTCATACATATCTGGATACTCTCCAAATATGACTGTTACATATCAAGAATCTTGTGTACCAGAAACACTTCCAATAAGTGCATATGGTTGGGACTTTGGTGATGTGTTTAGGGGCAGTGAATCAAATCAAACTGTTTCAGCAACACAGGTTTTGACACCTTCTGCTGAAGGTTGGGTTACTGACCAAACCAATCATTACAAAACCTATGTCTATAAGTACCCAGGTTTGTACAATGTTACTCTTGATACCTGGGCCAGTGCTGGAAGTCCATACACTCCAGGTGATACACTGTATGCAGCACCTTGCTCAAGAGACCTATTAGTATACGTGAAAGAAATACAACCAACGGCAACGTTTGGTGTTTCACATACTCCTGCTGGGCCGTTCACATCATCCGTTACATTCTCATCAACTCCGATGACAGTATACTTTAATGCATCTGGAACGGTGACTGGTTCTTTCCCAATAGGTAAAGTGGTTTGGAATTTTGGTGATGGAACAACAATGACTGTTCTAAGTAGTATAGCTGGTAAGCCACAAACTATAACAGTCAGTAACGAATATAATAGGACATTAAGCACAGACCCAAGTACGTTTAACGTTTCATTTTCTGCGTTTGCTTACGAGACAGATTCTTTAGCAGAGTATTCGATAACGGGACTTGGCCCAATAGCAGTATCAGCAGTGGCAGCGTATGATTGGCCAGTGCACTTATTGGCAGCAACTATGTATGACGATGATGAATTATTGCTTGTCTTCGAGGGAGACAAGAAGGGAACGTTTAGTTACATATTATCAACAGGAGGTTCAGTATGAGCATAATACCAATTAGTAGTAATCCACTAATATCACTATCTGCTGAATATCCTTATGATGGCATTTTTGATTTGAAGGCAGAATACTACGAACATTCTGATAGTGGATTCTATGGTTATAGCAACCCACTACTTGAAGGAATCAAAGACGTAAAGATTATCAATGATTCATTATTCTTCATTTCTTCAGCAGTCAACATTGGAAGTGTCATAGATGATTTTGAAGACACTACTGATGTACGTGATATGGTTATTTACAGTGGCTTGAAGAGAAACACAAGCACGTACTTCGCTGTCACTGGAGATTACATTGACGGTAACGAAACTAATGCAGATAATAGGTCATTATTTAGGTTCATCAAGCTAGACGATGGAACCTATAATGTTCTTGACATCAATGGCAAGTACTGGACAATCGACGTTAATAGTCCATGGGATATTTCGCTTGAAGATCAATTTGTTGATGATACAGAAAACCAACAGACGTTTACTCTTGAGTACTCTGGTAGCTATGTATACATCAAAACCAATTTCAAGAATCCAAACTATCCAACATTCGAACCAGAGTATTACCAACGTTATGTTGCTGTTAGTGAAGCAACTGGTCGTGTAGGTGCTACTGGTTTTGTAGTGGATGATCCTGCTGAGTTGCTATATGAACTGGTAGATTTTGATGTAGATGCGTTTGAGCGTGGATACACACCAGACTCTGTCTTCGTCAAGTATTCAAACGAACTTGAAAATCCTGGCGATAACAAAAACCTAGAATTCAGTAGTATTACAAGAGGCGTAAAGAATAACTTGCTTGTGGACTCTCCATACAAGACAGCAATAGACAAAGATAGTAAGAAGATAGAAGTTAATATCGCCAATCTAAAGAATATACAAACACCTGAGTATGAATACACAGAAGCTCCATTCCTTGCAGGTGCCTCAACTATAGTTAACCAGATAAAGAGGCGTGAGTATAACAAACTATTCATGGGTTCAAATCAGGATCGTGGATATCAGAATCCATTCCTTGGTTTCAATGCAGATACCAAAGCTCTGACATTCGGAACGGATAGCGTGACATACTTCCATTATCCTAAGACCGCTCCAGCTAATATTCCAATTCAAACAGTTGGTTTCACAAAGTCTGGTGCAGTGCCAGGAAATACACCAGCAAGGGCTGACAAGATTTGGAAGAAGCTTGCAGACTATGAGAAACATATTTGGTGGGGTAATAGTACGCACTCAGCGGTAACACCAACATCATCTGTTTACGGACCAGTACAACAGGGAACATGGCTGTGTTCATGGCTTTCAGGAAATAACATTGGAAGCGTTAGCGGACAGTGGATGGATAGGTGGTACTACCCAGGATTTGCAACAGTCAGTAATGCAATGACATTTGAAACGTTGTTCGTGCCAAATACAGGAGATGTAGTATGGGACGAGCCATCTCAGATGACACTCGATGGTGGGTGCTGGTACAAATACTTCCATTTCGGTAACGAAGAAAATGATAAGATAGTGACTGCACTTTCTAACAATGGTCTTACTGCTCTTAAGTTAGACCTTGAACCTGTCACAGGTGCTAATGTGCAAGACAGATCGATATACAATAACGATGGCGAGATTCATAACTTCACATCTTCTGTTGCTGCTAACGAAGTATTCAACTTCAATGGCAATGATCAGTACTGCTTGGTTCCATATACATCCAGTTTCAAACCAATTGATAAGTTGAGTGTTGTAACCAACATGAAATTTGAAGATTGGGATAATGTCCAAGGTAATCACATCATTAGTAATGGTGTGAACAATGGTTGGAATATACAAGCTACCAATGGTTATTTTAATCCAATACTAACGGTATTTGAAAGAACATATGGACATATACTGTTCTTAAACAATGATGGTGATATGTACTACGATGCACTGTACCCAATTTCTGGAAGCACATACGGTGACCCAACAGCAATTGCTATGGATGGAGATATCACGATTTGGGCAACCAATAATGAAACAGATACTAAGAGATTGTACAAGGCAAATATTGATGGAATTCTGACAACAGAACTAGCCTTCGGTTCTTCTGTTAACTTGACAGACCTAACCATTGACCAAGAGAAAAACATATGGGTTCTTGATACAAGCACAAACACAGCATCTGGGTTTTCTACGAGTTTAGACTTACTTAGTACAATTGAAATGACATCAATATCCGCTGTCAACAGAATTGATTTCGATACAGAAAACGTCTTCCTTAGTGGTGACTACACCATTTTGGATAGGTGTATTGATGAAGACAACAACGTATTTGAACTTAGATTGGGCGAAAGCAACATATACAAGAACGAAACTATAGTATACAGTAGCAGTGGCGTAACTAACATTGGTTGTGACAGTGATGGAATACTGTGGGTACTGAAGAATGGCAACCAGCTTGTTAAGACTGCTGCTAATAGTGTTGATGAAGATTCAACCTGTATTGTAGGAACATCTTCTGGTGGACAACACTCTATTGTGTTTACAAACGAATATTCTATTGACCAATACAAAGACTTTGTATGGGTATTGCATTCAAGTGATAACAAACTATTCAAGGTAAGTAATGAGTGTATTGTTCTGAAAGAAATAAATCTAAGTGATTATGTTGATATCATCAGTACAAAGTTTGTAGGTCAGGACAGGGCGAATATGGTATTCGGTATTAACGGAGACTGTACAGCATTTGAGTGGCAGACCAAGTACAACAGTCACACACCTAGGATAGAAGCTAATATAGTGTTGAATGAAGCATTGACTGGTGGAGTATCATTGTCTTATCCTGCAAGTAACTTTGTAAATGATGAATACTACAACATTGCATTTACGTATGATTCATATAATAGTGATGCTAAACTATACGTAAATACAACATTGGTTGATAGTACATCATCAACAACAAGTTCAGAGATTTACTATAAGGTAGAGAACTCAATGCTAATAGGTGCCAACATGGGAACAGGTTCCTCATTAAACTCTGAACTTGGTGTTAACGAATATGCCATAGTAGGTAATGTTAATGGGTTGAGAATTTACAACTACATATTAAATAGATTTGATATAAAACATATAGAGTTGTTGAACTACGATTTTCACGATATGGTTTGGAATATGCCTGTTGGTGATCAAAGTTTTGTCGAAGAGATTGAACGATTCTTCAAACATAAGCTACCAGGAATGAAGTCTCAGTATTACAACATAAAGCTAGCACATCTTAATATAACTGATCCTAGCACAAGAGCTATTATTGAGGGTATCATAAGAGATACTGTTAAGAGAGTAGCACCAGCGTACACAGAATTGTACAAGATAATTTGGGAGTAACATGTCAATAGAACTAAAAGTTTATACGAACGATTTACACTCTCTTACGGGAGAGGTAATTAACTTCGAAAATATATCTACAGAGGTGGCACTAACATCTGCATATCTATGGGATGTCGGTGATGGAACAGCTATAAAAACCGTTTCATCAACTAATAGTAGTTTGGTTTCAGCATCATACTCCAGTACTGGAACGTATAGTGTGTTATTAACCGCTATTTCTGGGGATGGTGCTGTTACCTCTAGAAGATTCTCAAATATAATAGACGTGTACCATTCCTATCCAGAGTATGATGCTGACATTGTACGAGTATATGGATCAGCTAACATAGCTTATCCTTACCAGTTTGATGACATAATGATCAAACCAAATGAATGGGGGGATAAGGATAACATCAACTCAGCATTTGATAAGCTTAGTGACAACATAGAATACCTAAAGGATGCAGCTAAGAAATACATTGAACCACCTACCAAGTATTATGGCTGGTTGGGACAATCTTCTGTTTCTGCTGAATCAGATATAAGCTGGCATGTATTGATCCAAGGCATAAGCTCTCAATATAATCATCCACAGAACGCTGGCGACAATGTAAGAGGAATGAATGATATTAGGGACGTGTCAGTATACAACGATAAGATTTATGCAATGACAAGTACAGAGTTGTTTATCCTGTCTTCGGATCATGAAGCCTCAGAGATAGACACTCGTTCAATCAAGACGATTGGTGATCTGTTCTTCGATCTTAATTCTATTGAGATAAACTCAACTGGACAGATATATGTTTTGGATACAGCAGTTCAAAGAGTAGTCGTATTCGATAACTATGAAACCTATGGCTGGAAGTTCCTATACAGTTGGGGCAANTACGGTGGACCAAATACATTCAAGGGATTCAAAAATCCTGTAGACCTTCATNTTGATTCTAATGATGACATCTGGGTAACAGACGAGGGAAACAATGTTGTCAAGAAGTACACAAAGACTGGTAGCTGGTTGCAGACAATAGCCCATAAGGATTTGAGAGACCTTGTTGGAACGGCAGTTGATAATGACGGTAATGTACATGTACTCATGAAGCGTGGATGTATAAAATTTAATAGTGCTGGTGAATTTGTTTCTAGCTACAATGTAACACCACCAAACCAGAGTGCCAAGAGGATAATCAAATAGTGCTGATGGATTCATGTATATTGTTTTCAGTACCTCTATAGTCAAGATAACAATTGATGGTGTATTCGGTGGATCATTTGGAGATACATTCACAGATATATCTTACAGTGGTGCTACCCAAGATAGCAAGCGTAACATTTACGTGACCAACACGAATAACATTTTGAAGTTCTTCGATAGAGTAACAATTGAAAGTGTGATAACAGAGACTGGCGTTAGTGAATGGCCTATGTCTGATATCCATATTGACAAAAATGAATATCAGGAAGACTGGGTTGCAAATCGTAGCATTTCAAGGATGTATGATAATATAGAAGTAGCTAGAAGAAGCCTTACTGGTGTTATATATGAGACAACTGATGCTCAAGGTAAGATAAAGAATCTAGTAAGAGGGTTTACACCAACAGAATATAGCACTTTGTTTAGTTTAAAGGATAAAAGTGAGATATTTATTGGTATTAACGAATTAGTGACAAATTCTTCTGTTAATAGATGTTTAAGTGATCTGTATAATATTTTAGAAACCATGTTGAATATTATAAGCGGTGAATCTGATTAGGTGGTATCGCCCATCTTAATATTATCTTCAGCCCAAAGTGGCTGTAGGTTAGTATAATGAAAGCACTTATTTTGCTGTTAAGGATCACTTAAATCAAAAATCGAGAATCCTACCTAAAAATTGGACCTTTTCTCTACTTATATGGTAAATATTTACGAACCTTATAGTGCACTACAATAGTAAGTGACCTCAATTTTTGAAGGTTCCTTAAGGGAGATTTTTATGACTAATCGATTCCACTCGAAGTGGCATAGAGGAAACCACCATTCTTATAACACACCAGGATCACCTGATACTTCACACGATCCTATAGCATCACCAGCAGCACCATATAGAGGTGATATGGTAGTCAAAGGTGCTATCAGCGCAATGGCACCCCTTTCATCTTATGCTGCATACTACTATTCCAATGGAGATAATGGAACAACATTGATCCTCAAAAATGAAGGTGCTGATGTTGATGGCATATCCATTGATGCAACAGGCATAGGAATGCTTGTACATACACTTTCTAGCGATACGGGCGATATAGGCACTGGTGAATATGGTAATAATGATGTTGTCTATCCTACATTCACTAGTGGATATTTAGCTCTTAGCACCAACGGTAGTGCAGTAGTCAAGGGTGCTTTGTCAGCTACTTCTATTTGGGCAACTGCTATTTATGCAGCCTCTTCTGTTGTCATGGTTACTGACATGCAGGTTTCAGAACTTAGTGGTTTCACTGTTATAGGAAGCGATTATAATAAGAGTGTACCAGCAACAATCGATCCTGATGTGCAACAAGTTGTACATATGCAAGGTATTGGTGTATCGGGAACAAGCTGGGCATCTTTTGCTGGAGATATTAAAAGCGGAAGGGATATCTATGCAAATAACGATATAAATGCTGGTAATGATATTACTGTTGGTGGCGATCTAGTAGTATATGGAACTACTAGTATTAGTTCACTTAACATAACCAACGATCTTACAGTAGAAGGTAATACTAATATTAGCGGAAGCCTTTCTGTTGGACAGAATGTATACGGTGGCCAAGATATTATCGTAACAGGAAATTCGTTTGTGAGCGGAAGTCTTAGTGTTGATGGCGATGTACAACTAAATCAAGATTTGACTCTAGAAGGAAATGGTTATCTCAGTGGAGATGTTGGAATTGCTAGTAATCTTACTGTAGAGGGCAATACTTCTATTAGTGGTGATTTGTATGTCGATAACAATATTTCTTTCGGAGGTGAAATTTCAGGTACACCATCTTTTCTTGATGGTATAACAGTTATTGGACCCAGTTTTCTTAGTGGTGACACAGTATTAGGTGGTGCTGTTGGTACAAGAGCTAATGGAAAGATTTCTGGAAGTGCTGTAACTATCGGCCAAATTCTAGCAACGGAAATGGGTGGAATAACAGCAACACCATTAACAATAAACGCCTCGTTAACGGCAAATGCACCAGCGTACTTTAACACAACAACTACATTTGCAAGTGCAATAAATATTGGCGGTAATGTTGTAGATGGTGAAGATCAATTCACACCAATAACTAACAGTCCACAAAATAACTACGTTCTTAAGTCTAATGGAGTAGGAGCTAGTTATACATGGGCAGCACTTGGCTCTGCTTCACCGTCAGTTGGTTATGGATTTTCTGGTGGTGCCAGGGGTGGCTGTACATCAATCTCTGCAATCAACCTTGTTAGTGGTGTTTCAATTCCTACGGTTTCTAGCATAGATAGTTTTAGCAACATAAATAGCGATGGAGCTTATTGGGAATTAGTTGTTCATTCTACTGATGGCGATAAACGAACAAGTAGGATTGATTCTGTGTGGGATGGAACTACATATAAGTTCACAGAAACATCTACTGAATCCATTGGTCTTGTCACTGGTTTAGAACTTGGTGTTGGACATGATGGTTCAACTAACATAGAACTTAGTGCTTCTATTAGTGACAATAAGATATGGGCGGTTGAAGGTTTACGTTGCATATACAACGATGGTGGTGCTATTGTTAATGTTCCATCAGTAGTAGATGTTCGTGGCTTTAAAGCCTTCTGTAGTTCTTCGTATACAATAATTAGGAATACATGGACAGTTGTTGGATTTAATGACACAACATGGAATCCAGCTTCAGCATATGATACGTCTACATATAGATACACACCAGGAGTTTTGGGAACCTATCATTTAACAGCAAGAGTACTTCTTAACAAGAACTTTGCAGGTTTTGATAGGGGATCAATGATAGCCATTTGTAAAAATGATGATTCTAATGACGGAACTCCAGATATATACTCTAGTCCTACTGGTGCTGTAGCACTAGGTGATTTATGTACATGGGGATATATACATGTTACTCCAGGGTCTGACCCTGCTAGATGGGTAGCAACAATAAGTACTGATGTCGAAGTGACTGATCCAGCAGATTATTTCGTGGTGAAATTTATATTTGGTGAGTATATCAATAATTCCTCAACAAAAACTGGCGAAACAGAAACATATTTCACAGGAAGATTGGTAGCAACAACATAGTATCCTTAGTGGATAGTGAAACAAGGAGAATAAAATGGGTAGTAACAGTAAATTCGTAACACGTAAGGGACTTCTTTCCCTTGATAATATTTCAGTAAGTGGTGATCTAATAACCATTTCAGGATCGTTTAATTCAACGTATACCACTGTTAATACAAACAGTGCATCGTGGGCGGTTCAAACAAACCTTACTGACCTCATTGCAGCTTCTGGCGGTTGGAATTCAACACAAGCCACAGTTAATATATTGAGTGGAGATTGGGATTCTGTTGTTACTACAGTTAATGTAACCAGTGCTGATTGGAATTCAACCCAAACAACCGTAAATGCTACTAGTGGAGCCTGGGAGTTCTGTATATACTACAGTCAATACTTTTAGTGGTGGATGGTAAATCGCCTAGAATTGGCCATTTGTGATAAATACTTAAAAGATGCTCCTGAGTCCGCCCATTTTGGGCCGAAACAGAGTTTCCGTGCGAAAGCACCGTGCGAAAGCACCGATTAAGGAGAAATACAATGGCTGATATTATTATTGATAAAAAGATCGCCCCTGCCGAAGCTACAAGAGGCCAATGGGCCAAAGTTGACATGTCTACCATGTCATTAAATTACCCCGCAAGTGGTCGTGGAAAATACGCACAACTAAACTACATAATTGGTAGTGAACCTGGATCACTTAATCTAGCACTAAGTGGTGGAACAGTAATTCTACCTGTAAGTACTGTTAACATAAATGAACCAGTTAGTGTAGAAAATGTAGCTGGAGATACTTTAGCGGTAACAATTTCATCTTCAATTCCTATTAGTGCAGTTTTTACAGGCCAAAGCCAAGTTATTCTTGTTAGTGCAGCAGATACGATTCCAGTAGAGCAAGTACTTCCAACGACAACAGCTAAATTCGCTTCTTCCTATGATACTGGCGTTCTATATCACATCACATTCCCTACTACTAAACTTATAGAAGTAGCAAATGCTGGATTGACTGGTGATAACAGTATAACGATTGCTTATGTATATTTTGGTAGCAGTGCCTCTCCAGGTGATCCAACAGCAGATGGATTACCATTACGTGGAAGAGAAAACCAGCCTGGGTACTACTCAATAGAATACGCAGCAAGCAGTGTTTATATTGAAGTAGATACAAACGCAACTAATGTAAGAGTTCTTACACACTCATAAGGAGATATCATGGGAACACAATATTCAACACCGATTATAATAACAGAGTTCGATAATGATATCGATGGTCAAGGTTATGATCTTAACAATGTAGGAAACATTTCAGCAAGTAGTATAACCGTTTCTGGTGGATCAATTCAAGCAGATTGTGGTAACAGTGATGAATGGTGCTCCACACATACTACAGTTGCAGCTAACAGTTCCGTTTGGAATCAGTCCGCTGACATTTCTGAAGTAGCAGCCGCTTCAGGTGGTTGGAACTCAACTCAAACAACTGTTAATACTTACAGTGCAGCATGGGCAGGATCAGAAGGTCTTTGGGTTTCTGGTTTTGATGGTACAAACACTACAGCAACACTAAGTTCACAATTTGATATTGCACTTGCTCCTTCTCTCAGTGCCTCTGGTACTGTATATGGAGATGGTGGAAATTCTGTAGAATGGAACTCTACATACACCACAGTTAATACCAATAGTGCTAGCTGGGAAGAGTCCACTGATGTGGCATATCTTAGTGCACAGATAGACGCAAATACAGATGACATAACTAATGTAGCACTAGCTAGTGGTGGATGGGATTCAACAGAGACTACGGTAGCTATTAACAGTGCAGACTGGGCAAATCATTTTGATGCCACAGATGTTATAGCAGCATCTGGTGGATGGGATTCAACAGAGAGTACCGTTGCTACTAACTCTGGTAACTGGAACAGTACATACACAACAGTAAACACTAATAGTGCTAGTTGGGATACTGATCCTAGTAACATAGCCGAAATTGTTTATGTTGCAACGTCAGGATCAGAGTTTACATCTATTCAGAGTGCTATTGATTCTATCAATGATGCAAATTCAATTACTAAGCCATACATAGTTGCTGTATATCCTGGGGTATATAGTGAAAACATAACACTAAAAGAAGGTGTCAGTCTTAGGGGTCTGGGTGGTGGTCCTTGGGATGTTAGGATCAACCCAAGTACTGGTGTTGTTCTGACATGGGCACCTAATTCAACATATTCACAAATTGATAATATATTATTATTTGGACCTACAATTCCAAGTACTAATGATGCATTAATAGCTGTAGATAACGGAACTCACTTAGTTCGTAACTGTGCATTACAATGGATAATACCACTGGGTACTACCTCATCAGAAATCGTGTGTATTTCTGCGGCTGGTGATACACTGACAGAAATAAGACATGCTGATATTGTTTATTCACAGACTGGTAATACAGCACCTGGTCAAATATCACAACGTATTATTAAAGCAACAGATACTGCTACGTCTTATATCATTGATTCAAATTGTACAATGAGTGTTGGTGACTCAGCAGACAAAATATACTTTGCCAAGGATAGAAGTACATCTAAAGATAATAGATTTTATCAGAATAATTCTATTAATATCGTTGCTACTAATACAAATTATAGTGGTAAAGCTACAATTGCAGAAGCACAAGGTGGTACAGATAATTTATATTTCTTATCAAATCACTTAGACTTAAGTGCAACACCAGCACCATCAGCATCTAATCATGCCGCTGTATATGAAATATATAAGGGAACTGGTGACACAATTCATTCTACAAGTAACTATATAAATGTAGTAGGATTTGGTAGTAATTATCTTGCTAAAGTAGATGCTACAGGAACAATTGTATCACATTTTGATGATGCCACCACACTTAATAAAATTTCAGGTTTAGGAACATTTGATTATGTCTATTCACCAACGAATGGTAACCTTGAAATTTCCAATAGTCTTATTGTAGAAGACCAGATTACAATTTCATCGATGACATCAGCAAATACAGTGATGAAAACAAATACACTTGGAACGTTACAAGAAACTTCAGTAACCATTACTGATGGTCTTACGGGTGGAAGTATAATAGGCTTTGCAGAATTTGCAGAGAATGAGCCTTCTGGACCACAAGCATCAGAATTACTACTTGGTGATGTTTGGATTACAGATGGTCCTGGAACAAGTGCGAAGATGCTAAAGTATTATGATGGGACAGATATATACTCTGTTGAATTAAATAAGGAGTAATATGAGTCCGTATAATAGAATCTACGTAGAAGCAGGGCAAAGATTGTCATTAGAGGGGGGTGGTGTCACACTTTGGACTCCTGCTGAACTTTCATTATCACTTTGGATGGATGCTTCTGATACTACAACAATACATGATGATACAGTAGCTGGTCGTGTTGATCAATGGGATGATAAAAGTGGTAATGGTAACAATGGCACTCAAGGCACTCCTGCTAACAAACTTCATACAGGTATTGCAACTATCAATGGTTTAAACGCTCTTAGTTCTGATGGCCAAGGATATCCCGCTTCTCTTGATCCACGAGGAGTGGTTTTAGACAACAGCATTGATTTGTTTGACAAAGAAACTCACGTTGTTTTTGAAATAGGAGATTTCACAAATGACTACACTATCTTTGGTGGGTCAGGAAACCACCAGTCATCCACTGTGCTAAATACTGGTAAGATGAGAAACTGGGCAAGTGCTGGTGGGCTAGCTTGGACTAGTAATACGAGTCCAACATGGACATTAGGTTCAGGCACGACCTATATGGGAGGGTGGATTCACGATACTACGGGTAGAGAGTTTATGCTTAGTGGTTCTTCTCAATCACCTGGTGGAGTTCAGAGTACAGGTCTTCTTACTGCTAGTATAATAGGGTATCAGCAGTATGCAGGATCGAATGGATTGTTTGCTGAAATTGTTGTCACAGATAGTTTGGTTTCAACCGCAGATAGAGAAAGAATAGATGGTTATTTTGCGTGGAAGNGGGGGTTGGTAGCAAGTCTACCAGTAGGACACCCATATAAGAACGAACCACCAAAAACGTAAGGATTTAAAATGGCTAGATTATTAATAGATGGCTTTTTTCATGATGAGCCTTGGACACCTGCTAACATTCCAACAATAGGTTGGTATGATGCTTCAGATGAATCTACTATAACAACAACTACAGCCAGTAGTGGTCTTTCATCTCAGCTTGGTGTAATGGACTTAAATGCTAATGGTGGTATCAATCCTTCTACTGGTAACCCTTGGGTGAACGGTGATCAATATCGTCTAGGATTTGTTACAAGCACTATAACTCCACCATCATCTAATGATATTAGTTACTACAATACATTTATTCAAGACGTAGCAGATACAAGCTCATTAGGTCTTAGTGCTGTAACTTGGAAATGCATAGGATCGACAGATACTATAGATGCTAGAGATAATACATCCACAAACCCAACTACAGATGGGACAGGAGAAGCAATTTTCAATTTAGAAACAGAAACCGTGGCAGTTAGTTATGGTGATCTATGGGATGGTACAGTAACTAATCATATCAATCGTGACGAAGAACAAAACACACCACCTAGTCTTCCTGCTGGTACACCATTTAATATATACGGTCCTGTATGGACAGGTACACAAAATAATGGAACAGCACAGAATTCATTAGGTAATGGTGGTAATGTTAACTTTGGTATTTTTAAGGCAGAGAAAAACTTCTGGGAAGTTAGAGGTAGTTCAACATCTCTTTCTGGTATGCATCTTTATGCATTATCTGAGCCACTAACAGTGACAGGTGGGGTAAGTGGTCTTGTTAGTCAAGTTAATGATAAGAGTGGTAATGATAATCATTTAACACAAGCAACAGAATCTCAACAACCAAAATCAGGTACTAGAACAGAAAATAGTCTTAATGTTTTAGATTTCGATGGAACAGATTATATGAAAAATGCTGCTATTCCACTTCCATCAAGTGGTGACTTTGCCGTGTTTATGGTTGCGGTTGTAGACAGCGTAGATAATAACGATGACAGTATTTTTGCTATGGACGGAGGGTCCGACTTCCAGCTTCTTGCTGACAACGCCACACAGTTCTTGGGCGGTATAAATTTCAGCGGTGATGTTAATATTGATTTTGATGACGGTCCATATACAGACTTGCATATATTCAGTAGCGTGAATGATTTTGTTAACGCAGGGACGCATTATGCTTACGTCGATGGTAAGGAGCAAAGTGAAACCACTGTTTACGACAATATCATGGATGGTACAAAGGAGTTTATGGTATTCGCAAATAGACCAGAAAACAATTTCCCAGATGGTGCTTGTGGAGAAGTCGTCATTACAGAGGATGTAACAGAAAATACTCGCCAAAAGATAGAAGGATATCTTGCTTGGAAATGGAACACTGTAAGTCTATTACCAAGTGCACATCCTTACAAGAATATAGCACCAACTAGAGGTAACTAAAATGCCACTTTGTTATGTAGAAAACAATTTAGTGTATGCAAGAGATGATGATGCATTAGTAAAGCAATCTCCTTGGACACCAGCAGACGTATCTACTGTCATGTGGTTTGACGCTACTGATGATTCTACGATAGTAACTAGTGCTAGTACCTTTGTTGAAGAATGGGAAGATAAGAGTGGTAATGATAACCATTCTGGTTCTGGTGGCGGAGCAACAACATATACTAGAACATTGAACAACTTGAATGTTATAGACTTCGATGGATCGTTGAACTATCTGAACGCTGAAAATGATGTGACACGAACGAATGATTATATTGTAATCGGAGTATGGGATGTTGATGCAAATACTTGTTTATGGGGTCAAGGGGGAAGTCAGGCATCTGAATTATGTAATGATCGTTTTCGACTTTTATACCGATGGAATAACTAACTTTTCTAGTGGTGCTTTTACAGGAGCACACATTTTTAGTCTTGACATAAATTTCAGTGGCACTACAACTACAGCCTATGTCGATGATGTACAAGAAGGTACTGATACAATGACTACAGCTACAGGAAGTAGTACGTTTCGTATTGGGTCTAACGTCACAGCAGGTAATAGACTTAATGGTGCTACTGGAGAGATTATTATGACTAATGATAGAACACAAGATACTGTTGATAGACTAACAGGATATCTTGCATGGAAGTGGGGACTGGTTGGTAATTTACCTAGTGATCACCCATACAAAAATGAACCACCACTTACCTAGGAGAATAATATGCCAATAACAACTTTTAATATAGCTGCTAATGCAGATGATGGTATGGGGTGGCATATATCCCCTGGTACATCTTCTGCCGTTTATCCAAATAGCAATGTTGCATACATTGGAACACCATCACCTGTCGCAGCAGGTTGGTTAACATTTACTGGTATTAACATACCTATGGGCACTACAATAAATAGTGCTACACTTAAATGTTATATGGTAGCCAACTACGGGTCTATCTTAGTTACATTAAAGCAAGATGCTAGGCAAACACCTACATTTACAGGTTATATCAATCCCCAAAAGGGAACACAGGTTACAACTCCTGCTTCGGTGATGACTACAACTCCTGCCCCCACAATTGTTTTTACTACAGTTACTAATACAACCAAAGCTACTAGAACCAATTTTACATTGAAAAGTCTAGATGTAACCAATTGGGCACAGGCACTTGTTAATCAGTGGGATTATACTAATGGTAATATGGTGTATTTTATTGGACATACAGGCCCAGCGGTAGGGATTGCATTTGTTTATCAGAAGGATTTCTACACAAGCCCACCACCAGGAGGAACATCTAGAGTAGCAGAACTGGTAATTGACTATAGTGCTGGAGAGACAAGCCACCCTCTTACAAAGAATCTTAAGCCATATGTAAGGGATAATAAGGTATTAGTAGGATAAATATTTAGAGAAATCATGTCAGGACATGGAAAACAACATAGTTTAGCGAATTCTGAGGATCATGCTGATGCTTCTCAATGGACGAGTCTGCAAACTACAGTAACTTCTAGTTCTGGTAGTTGGGATTCGGCATCTGAAAGTGTTACTATCAGTGGTGCAAATTGGGATTCAGCACATACAACGGTAGATACTAACAGTGCTATTTGGATAAAGGATACATTCTGTGAAGGATTTGGACGAAATGCAGCTAATATAACAAGTGAGTGGAATAGAACTTATAATGGAACACCTTGTAATCTCGCCCCGATAGTATTTCCATTTGAGGTAACACTAATAGCGATATCAACAACGATAGATTCAGCAGGAACATGGGATGCAGAGTTGTATAAAAATTCAACGGTAAGAGCGGGTGGAACACCTCTTTCTGGAAGTGCTATTGCAATTTTGAATACAACATCAAATACCCAAGCATTGACAAGTAGTTTATCTATTACTTTGACAGCAGGAGAGGAATTGGGTTGTTTTGTAAGGGCCGCTGTCGGTGTTGACTATCCAAAGGTTAATATTTGGTTTGAAAGGACATANAGCTAATGTCAGNACATNNAAAACAACATAGTTTAGCGAATTCCGAGGATCATGCTGATGCTTCTCAATGGACCAGTTTACAAACCACTGTAACTGCTTCAAGTGCAAACTGGGAATCGACATATACATCTGTTAATGATACCAGTGCAAACTGGGATTCGGCATATACGACTATTAGTACTACCAGTGCTTCCAGAGTACAATCTGTTAAGACAACTAACACACAAGATTTGAATGTTGCCATCACTTCTGCCGTCCCGATTACATTTGATGCTAATGATTACATTTCATCAGACTTCACACATACTCCTGCTACAAGCGGATTCACAATCAACACAACAGGTACATATAAGGTTAGTTATAATGTTAACGTAGATAAAGGAACTGCTAGTAATAGACCTACTCTGAATTGTGCTGTGTATGTAGACGATGTAATAAATGAAGCAACCATAACAAAATCTTATATGAGACAGTCAAGTAATCCTGACACAGGTGTTACATTACCACCATTTGAGATTTCATTAACAGCTACTAATATAGTTACTATTAGGGGATATAACACACAGGATAGTGATACTTTAGATACCATACTTAATCAGTGTTGGGTTAGAATAGAAAGGGTAACATAATGGGAGCTATATCACAATATTTTTGCGAAACATGTAATACATGGTTATCAAGTAGAGGCTATATTCAACATATAAACGACAACCCAAACCATATCGCTGTTGAAAAAATTAGATATGTTGAGGATGGATTAGAACATGATATTGATAGTGCAGCACCACCACCCCCACCTATCATAGAAACCATAAAGAAGTACTGTATCAAAGAGTATTCTACTAACAAAAAGAAGCTTCAAAAAGAGACGTGGTATGAAACCGATAACGGGGATGGAACATATTCAGACAAGATAGAAGAGACTGAATATGTATATGATGGTAACAAGATAGTGAGAGAAGAAGTCACTATGTTTTGGCCAGATGGTTCTGAGAGAGATAGCTACACCGTCACCTACTTCACACAAGAAGGAAACAAAGTTGTTAAGAAGAAGAAGAACTAGGAGGATTTGAGATGCCAACAGAAACAGAAGGACTAGTATTACCATCTTATGACGAGGATGGAAAGTTAATAGCAAGCGTCAAGATTAAAGAGGAAGAAGACCAAAAAGAAACTGGTGGTCATTTCAGAACCACCTCTTTGGTCTGTAACGCACCATCTGGAGTGTCAACACATGAGTTTTCATTCCCTTACGACATAGGATTGCTTTCCGTTGAGCTTCAAACGAAGGGACTAACTGATAACGACGAGATAAATTTCAATGTGGCTCCAAATACTATCATAGGAACACTTGCCACTTACACATCAGCAGGACAAACAGAAGTTGGTATGTCACAAACTGTTATTGATAACAGTTGTATTGGAATGTATCTAACACTGACAGATGGGGTAAATACTGAAGAGAGAACTGTTATATCAATAGATACATCAGGAAACAAAATTACATTTGAACAGGGTCTAGAGAATTCCTTTGAAGCGACATCACCCACTTATGTTAAAATGACAATAAAGTTGGGATACAATTTAAACATTAAAGCCGATTGTAAATATGTTTTTGGAGAATCAAAGATTGGAGCAAGCCTGATACCAGCAAATACTGTTGTACAGATAAAATACAATAATACAAGCACACAAACCGTAACATGTGCACCAATTATTGAATTCCTATACTAATATTAGAGCAAAGAAAGAGTAAATAATTTGGGAGAGCGGCATTATGGAATTTATATTATTGAAACCAATACTGAATTTGATAGGAACTGCAATTTTAGGTGCAATTTCTATTATTTTGGTATTGCTTAACAAAAAGCTTACTAGTTGGTTTTTGGAGAAAATTTGGGCTAAGATATCACCAAAGTATAAACATAGCAAATTTAAGAAGGATTCAATCGAAAAAGACAAGAAAATACGCGAGATTTTGATTGAACTTAGAACGATTTCTGGAGCCGACAGAGCTTGTTTGTTCCAATTCCATAATGGTAGCTCTTTTACCACAAGAAACCCAATTTGGAAGGTAAGCAATACGCACGAATCTGTAGCACCAGGGATTTCATCTGAGATAGGAAATCTACAGGATATCAAGGCTTCTTCTATTATAGAAACACTTAGAGTGTTCTGGGATAGCGATTATCCAAATGGCATAGAACAAATATCTCCAGATTATTGTGGCGACTGTCCCAACATAGTAAAGCACAATGAAAAAAAGATCATATTCATTGATGTGGAGAAATTAGAAGACAGTTATTCAAGAGCACTTTTGATAGAGCAAGGAATTAAGTATTTGATAGACGTTCCCATATTCAATGGGGATGTAAATTGCGTAGGGTTCGTAGCGGTAAATTACTGTGGTGAACATGACATAGAGGATGTAAAGAATCATGCTCGTGAAATATGTAAGAATGCTTCACAGATACAGTTTATACTACTAAGTTAAAGGAGAAACATGGCTAAGAAACAAAGAATAACAAAGAAGGGGTTCAAACTACCTAAACATGAATACACAAGTGTTATAACCACACTTTCCCAGAAGCAGGGATGGGGAATCAGACAGAATAAAATTCCAAGTACATGGAAGATTACACAAGGCGAAGGCGAAACAGTCATGGTTATCGATACTGGTTGGTCTGATCATAGCGATCTTGGTGATAATAGTTTAAAGGGAATTAGTACTGTAACAGGTAGTGATATAATTGATAGGGAAGGCCATAGTACACATTGTTCTGGAATCATCGCAGCTAAGAATAATGCATCTGGTATGGTTGGTGTTGCACCAAAGGCAAAAGTTATTGCTGTCAAGGCATTAGGAGATAATGGCTCTGGTACATTTGCAGCAATTGCCAAGGCACTTGAATATGCAATTGAAACAAAGCCATCAGTAGTCTCTATGTCTCTTGGAGCACCATCTTGCACAAAGCGTGTTGAGAAGGATATTAAAAAACTTACTGATATGGGTATTCCTGTTATATGTGCGGCTGGTAACAGTGGTGCTCGTGGAGTGGACTATCCAGGTAAATATCCTGAAACAATTACTATAGCAGCTTATGATAAAAAAGGCAATATCGCTGGTTTCTCTGGAGTAGGAGAAGCTGTTGATTTTTCTGCTCCTGGTGTAGCAATTTATTCAACCTATCTTAACAACGGATATGCAGTTCTTAACGGAACTTCTATGGCATGTCCATACGTAGCTGGTATTGTTGCATTACTATTATCAAAGCACAAGAAGCAAGAAGCCGAAGGAGGAGAAAACGACTGCAAGACGGTTGAAGAGATTCGCCAACACCTGTTGAAATACACAGTTGATAAGGGTTACGTTGGTAAGGACAAATATTGGGGTTACGGTATTATTGATGCAGAAAAAATGATAATAGCTAAGAACGATCCTGATCTTGATCTTCCTATATACAAAGAACCAGTAAAAGAGAGAATTAGAACATTCTGGGATTGGCTTTTCAGTCTTTTCAGATAACTTGTATCTATCTCTAATATATAGTATAATGAGGCGTTATGAAGGATTACGACACACTTAAAGAGTTGGTCTATGCAAATAGCCCAACAGGATTTGAGGATGAAGTCCAGAAACTCTTTACAAAACTCATTGATCCTTATGTAGACAAAACATACCAAGACAAAATTGGAAATGTATACGCCGAGATAATAGGACATAAGGACATGCCTACAATTATGGTCAATGCACATTGCGATTCGATAGGATTCATTGTTAAGTACATTGGAGACTCTGGGTTTATCTACACACAAGACCTTCCAGGGACAATAGCAACTGATTACAGAATGCTGCCTGGAACTGATGTCATTATACAGAGCAGAAAAACAAACAAGCTTGTCAAGGGTTGCTTTGTTCCACCAAGACCAATTCATACATTGGACGATGAAGAACTATTTGAGTCCGAACCTAGAGAAGACCTTGCAATTGATATTGGTGCTCATTCAAAGAAACAAGCATCTTTACATATATCGCTTGGAGACTATGTTACTTTAGAACCCAATTTAAACATTACTGAGATAGGAAAGCGACTTATTGGCACTAGCTTAGATGATAGAATCGGATTATACTGTCTTATCGAGATTGCCAAGAATGTATCTAAGATCAAGACCAAAAAGAAACCAACCATAGTTTTAGTTTCAACAGTATGTGAAGAAAACTTCATTGGTGCTGCTGGTGTAGCAGCTAAGAATGTTAATCCAGATATCTCATTGACTATAGACACTACGATAGCAACAGATCAAATAGTTTCAGATGCTGATTTTGCAGTTAGTAAAAAATATGGATGGATAACATTAGACGGTGGCTTTACACTAACCAGAGGGTTTGCAATAACTGACAAGATATTCTTGACATTAGAGAAGCTATGTGAGACTAATAATATTCCTTACCAAGTAGAGGTAGGAACAGGTAGTGCAGAGTGTGAGCAAATACAGCCATCTGGATTTGGTGTTGCAACTGCGCTTTTGTCGATACCAGTAAGAAATTTACATAGCAGAATAGAGACAGCATCCATACACGATACAGAAAACCTAATAAAAGTGGCCATTTTGTTCATAAAACAGGCCAAATAAAAAGTTGGAAAAACTTGTCATAATCCCTTGACTTCTGGTATAAGATGTAGTAATATACTTTTAACTAATGGAGAAATTATGTCATACAGATGCGATAATTGCAGTAAGATAAGAGAAGGTTCAGAACTTAAGAGAATAGCTGAAGTTCGTGAGGTTACGTACAATAGATCATTCCTACGCTTTGACCGAAGAGAGAAAAAGAAGATAGCAAAGTTCACTGGTAGCTTTACTGGTACAGAGTGTGTTAAAGAGGAAAGACTTTGTGAGAAGTGTTATAATGATCTTAAAGACAACCCTCCAAAGATAGTAAATCGATCTAAGAGGGTAGATTTTGTAGGCCAAGAAAAGAGAAGAGAAGATAAGAGGTCAGACAATGATAAGGGTATTGATTTAAAGGGTTTGAAAAACAAGTTAGAGAATAGGAGATAAAATGCCACAGTTAAAGATAATTGATGTTAAGGAACAGTTGGAAGCGTTTGAGAAAGAAGTTAATGAGAAGTTTGCTGCACTAGAAGCTAGGCTTGATGCCATTGTTAGTGCTGGACAAAGAGATGGAGGCACAGACGGTGTTACTCCACATACTCATACACAGATAAACGATCTCAATGATCTGGTAAAGCAAGTACATGAAAATGTAAAGGGACATGTTGAGGTGTACAATAAGCATATTGTACAGCAGCATAACAAGTAAGACGACAAAAGAAAAGGAGAGTTAAATGAGGAAGTTCAATATTCCAGCGCGAAGAAGTAAGAGGGCTTTTCCAAAGGCTATGTACCTTGGAGAGAAAGTAAGTGTTTGTGACATTGATGGTGTAGATAGCTATAGGCATACATACTACATCGTTAAGCCTGTTCATGGAAGAATGACAAGTCAGGTGTCCGTAAGACACGATGGATTAATGGCTCTTTAACTAAGTAATTGTGTGGATGGAGACATTCACACTTACGGCTGTATAGCATAAGCAGCGAATGCGATTCCTTCATACGGAATAGATTAAGAGTGCAAATCTCTTTACAGCCACCAATTTATAGCGGTAGGGTCAGGAACGGTTTCCTAGGAAGTCTCATAAGCTTACCAAACGTGGTTCGACTCCAACGCCGCCACCATTTAGAAAGAAAGTGTTATGTTATCTATCTGTACTACGGTAAAAAACCGATCACGAGTACCATCGGACAAGGGAACGCTTCTGCTGTTCCCTAATTGCATTGATTCAATTGCAAAGTCCTTAGTGCTCAATGATGATGTAGAACTAGTGATAACAGATTGGGAATCCAACGACTGGCCTATTAAAGATTGGATAGAACGAGCAATTCCACACATCTCTATCCACATTATAACAATCAAAGCTGATGGCTTTTCAGCAGGTAAGGGGAGAAACCTGGCCGCTGAGTATTGCAATGGAGAGAACATATTCTTCATGGATGCAGACATGATTGTTAACAGAGAAATAATTGCAGACGGACTAAAGGTTGCACAAGATGGTGGAATCTATTATCCTACTGTTAAGTACGATATCGGTGGTAAGCAGATCATACACGAAGGCGGTGGTAATGTTTTCATGAGCAAAGACATATTCTTCAAGGCTGGAAAGTGGCCTGAGTATTGGAAGCATGGATTTGAAGACACTGACTTTTTCCAGATGTTAAAGGGGATTGCTCCAATCGTTACAAACGATAAACTGTCAATTTTCCACCAATGGCACCCACAGACTGCTTTATTCAAGAACATACACGCGAGCAAAGACCCTGAAAAGGTACGTACAGTTGAAGAGAGAAAAGAGTATTATCAGGAACAAAGGGATAGTGAGCCAGAACTTCTGATAACGAATATAGATTATGTGTTGAAGAACTATCCACACACAACACATTCTAATTTGAATCCTCCAGTAAAGGCTGATAATAGGAGTCTAGAATTATGATAGAAATAAAGGTAGATGGCCAAGACCTTAAAAGCATTATTCGTGGTCTTGAGCAAAAGATAAGAGATGCAGAGAATAAGATTGCAACACAAAGCACTGAATTCAAGGATTTGCAAGCACAGATTATTGAAATACAGAAAGAAGAGATAAAAGAAAGAAGATCACTTTGGCAATTTTTGACCGATTGGAGAAAGACAAAAGTAGAGAAAAGAGAAGAATCAAGAGATAGCAATAAATCTAGATTAACAGAAAGCACGGTAAATTTGTAAGATGAGTGATTTAAAGGACAAAAGGAAGATATTTGACCTTCATAATATTATTCAGAAGCTTAATGAAGAAGCTATGGACTTGCTTAATGAGAATGATATCTTGCGTCAGGAGGTCGAACGACTTACTGATCAGCCCAAAACACCCGAAAAGAAGGGAAAGGCTTCCCGTTTAACGGAAAGTATAGTCGAATTGGGTAAATAATTGTGTAGGAGACAAACATGCCAAATGCATATATAAGAGGATTTCCAAAGGTTCCATACGACACAAGGGCATATATTTCAGCCGTAAATACACTTTTTGAACAGGCTAGCGCACATATCGGTGGCGGGTGGAATCACACCAATGTCACTTTTATCGATTCTGGCAGCTTTATAACAATGTTTATTGTATACTAATGAGAAATAACGTACATCATAGAATTTGGGGGTGTGTGAAGTAGATTTCATACATACGCTGAGTTGTGCCACACCCCTATTTCAAAATAGGGGTTTTTTATTGTTGACATTCTGAATCTTTGGTGATACATTAAGCCCATGATAAAGAGTAGCAAGAATACTAAGTGCAGAGAATGGGATCATCCTGAGAGACAATCTAGGTGGAACAAAAGATGGCACAGAAATTGGGATTTTGGTGGTTGGATGAAACATAAGAAATCAAAGTTCAAAGAAAAGAACGGTAAGAAGGTTTACTGGGAAGATTACGGTAAGACAGGAGAATACGTAAAGATTATTGAGACAGGACAGATTGTACGAAGAGAAAATCTAGAGGAGTTTATTCATCAGAAGTTTTTAGAAGAAATTTTCTTGGAGAACCTATCATGAATAAATGGAAAACAAAATATGTTAAGTTAACCATAAAGGATTTAGATAGTCCTTGGTATATGAAAGAGAAGGACAAAGACATCTGGGGTATTGTGGCAGAGATAGACCCAGGCAGATGGAAGATAGTATATTCTGGGCATAAAGATTTTAATAGAAGCAGTCCAATTCCTTTGGATATTCAGTCTGGAGGAAGACCAAATTTAGGGTATTTTGATTACGAAGAGATGACAGAAGAGGAAGTATTTTTGTATAAGGTTTGATGGTAGTAGTGGTGTAGTGGTCTGCACGTCTGACTGTGGATCAGAAGGTGACGGTTCAATCCCGTTCTACTGCCCCAATTTGGAAGATAAGATGAAAGTGGATTTAAAGGGTTACGAAGGATTTGCATTACGATAGGGAAAGCGATGAATAAGACTATGAAACCATTTAATATAGGGGGAAAATGTCCGCAATGTTACTTCGTTGCGGACACGTAGCGCATTTTGGACATTACAATATTATCAGGCATTGTAGTCGTCCTTGGGACAAGGAAGAGCACGATGATGCTCTTGTCGAGAACTGGAATAGTGTTGTCGGTAAGAGAGACATTGTCTATCACCTTGGTGACTTTGCCATGTTCAAGTCGGTTCCTGGTGAGTACAGGATGAAAACCTACAGGAGACTTAGGGCTAGACTTAACGGTAAGATCAACCTTGTTCTTGGAAACCATGACAAGATGAGTAAAGAGGTTTATGATACATTCTCAAATGTTTATGAAGGACTCAAGGAAGTAAAGATTGATGGCAAGAGAGTTACACTGTGCCACTATCCAATGAGAAGTTGGAGTGCTAGTTGTCACGGTTCTTGGCATCTATTTGGACATCTTCATGGTAGGCTAGAAGGCGTTAACACAGGACTAAGTTTTGATGTTGGCGTTGACGTTCCAGAATGGGAATACAAGCCTGTTGCTTGGGACGATATAAAGAAGAAGATGGAACTCAAGGAGTTCAACCAAACATATGACAAAAGGTATAAAGGATGAAAACACCAAAATGCTTTAAATAATTTCTGAGTATTTTTGGTGTTTTCTATTTAATCCAAAATTGTCGTATTCTTTGCCATAAAGATACAACCCTAAAATTTTAATATCTTTCTTATTTGTTATTCTAATTCTTGAACACGCATTTACTCCATTATCTTGTGTATATATTCTATATGATTTAATTCCAATTTTCTTAAATAATTGCTCCGTACAATCCCAATTTTGGTTTTTTGTGCTTGTTAAACAGAATTGATAATTAGAATTCTTTTTATTTACATAAAAACATCCATCTGCATCTATATAACCTCTCCACCAATAAGACTTTAAATTTTCAGGTATTATAGACAAAATTTTACTAGGTGACACAGTGGATTTATTTCTATAGTCAAGTTGTTTAAGAAATAAGCCAAATTCACTATTAACTAAATATGCACAACGTTGTGGTTTTCTATTTTTTCTATTTCTATCATAAATTTTCCAATTACCATAACAAGTAAAAATGTCTTTGATATTGTTAAAATCTTCTTTAAGTATTTGTATGTGCGGATAATAAGTTTCGTAATTTTTATTAGGTTTTTGTAGCCAACCATCTCCCCATAAAAGTCCGAGTATATATGCTTCTTTTTTATTTTTAACTGTATATTTCATAATATTTGTCCTTGTACATAATTATTTATCATTTTCTTCTTGATTTTGTTTAATTTGTGTGTTAAGTTTATAAAAATAGGAGATAAAGAATACATGGTTCTCAGTTGAAGTAGCAAAACTGCCTGTGGCCTCGGAGAGATAGGATGTCTCGTTTGTACGCTCGCCCAAAAAAGTAACAGGTTGTAGCTAATAGAGCTTCCAAACCTCTAAAGGCTAGAACGATTGTAACCGCTACTATTCTTTTTTACTATAATGGATTATCCAGAGTACATCGTTAAATTTAATTGGGATAAGTACGGAAACTGTGGTGTCATCTATAAGAACATCGATGGTTCTCGTGATTATCTTGCTGAGTATTTCATTCGTGATGATGGCTCTGTAGTTCGCATTGTTAATCCTAGAGATTGGAAGCCTGGTTTTAGCCGTTCTTGGGAGCATACTCGTTATGTTGATCGTCTAGTTAGGGAAACTCGCTTCAATGTTATTATCGGTCCTGATGCTTATCCTATTAAGAACTGCTTATTTCTCAACAAGGATGAGTTTGTTGAAGAATTTTTCGCTGACATGCTTTAAGGCTTGACAATGGGTAAAGAATATCTTATATATAGTGGTGATGTTTTTAGAATAGTCAGTAAAGGCATCTATAGAAGAGTTGGGTTCATAACTAATGCTGGTGAGATTTCTTGGTTGTCCAGTGGTGGTAAATTCGAAATAGAAAAACCTATACTAAAGAGATCGATCAAGACTAGAGGTGGTAAGGCGATATACATGTCAGAAGAAGAGATGTTCATAAAGGAGTTGTAATGATTAAAAAGAAAACGGAAAAGAATAAAGACGTTCTACCTCGAAATGGATATGGGCTTGGTTATAGAAAGGATATTGGCTTAAACATCAGGGCTGTGAATAATGGATATCTAATTTTACATAGTGGAAATGAATATGTATTTTCAGATGTAAAAGAGCTACATGAATTTCTAGTCTCCATATTACCAGTGACAGGGTTAGAGAACAAGTTTCTGAGATCGCTAGATAGTGAAGACGATCTAAGAGACGATTTGCTTGATGAAGATGACTTACCATTCTAGGAAATACAATGAGTAAAGAAGACAAATTTGATTTCGCGCCTGACTGTGCTATTGATATATATTTCAAGGACTTAGATAATTATTCTGTCATGACAAAGGATAGAGAACAGGAGTTGCTTGAAGCGTATAAGCCTGGGGCTAGCAAAGAGGAACTTGCGGATGCAAAGAAGGAACTCATAGAAGGCAATTTAACATTAGTCATAAAGTGTGCCCAAAACTTCAGAAATAAGAGTCCTGTACCATTTGAAACAATGATAGAACTTGGTAATGAAGCACTAGTAAATGCGGCAGAGAAGTACAAATTTAATAATGATAGAAAAGCTTGTTTCAGCACATATGCGTACAAATGCATAGAACGAACAATGTGCGACTATTATACGGAAGATACTTTAATCCATGTTCCAAGATATTTCTATGCCAAAAGAAAGGAAATGGATAAATTAAAGAAGAAACTAGGCAAGGAAGCTACAGACGAAGTATTGATGAAAGAGATGGAACTCTCTAGATTGGTATTCAACAGAGTAAAGGATTCTGAGAAGATGACTTGTCCTATCCATATGGATAGTCTTCCACCAGAGATCAAGAATAAGTTTGAGGCTGTTGATCCTACTACTATTAATAGGCATTCAAAAGAAGACCTTAAGATATTCTTCTTGGACCTTTTCAGGAAATATCTTTCTGACTTGGATAGACGTACTATGGAATTGTACTTCTTTCATGGTATGTCTCATAAAGAGATTGGAAAGGTTCTAGGTGTTACAAGAACAAGAGCACACCAAAGATATCAGGACAGTATAGTAAAATTGAAGAGAGTATTGAGAAAAGAGTACGAAAAGGTATAGGAGTAGTTATGAAGAGATTTAGTTTGCTAATTTGTTTGGTGTTTCTTTTTAGTGGTTGTGCGACTACAGATACAAGTACACTTAAGATCATGAGTGGAAGAATCTCAAAGTTGGAACAAGATAATAAAGTGAGTACTGCCAGCACGACTAAGATTTCACCAAGTGATTTTCTACAAACTCTTAATATAAATCTGGACAACGAAAAGTTGACAGATGAAGCGTTCAGAGAGATAGTACGCAAGACAGTTCCTATTGTAGACATTCCAGCTATCAGACGATAATGAGATTCTTCAAGCACAACAACACTGGTAAACTATGGCTGGTATCTGAGGATTACCAGACAAAGGCAATAAATGGTACAAAGTGGAACAAAATGGCTAGACGTTTTATTGATGAACTCACTACGATGGGAAAACTCCCAGGTTGGACAGAAATTCCAGAAGAAGAAATGTTTTTGAATAATATTTGATATAGGGCTTAACATTCTGATTTGTTGTGGTAAGATATTAAGAACGGTGGAGTTATAGGTTGGTGGAATTGTAGTTGACGCTACGGCCCAAGAGCAAAAATCCTAGCTCGCTCCATCGTTCGTTTGAGGAATAAGATGAAGAAGTTTAGTGGTTGGCTCAAAGATTTTATTGGTGTCTTGTCACTGTTTGTGATTGGATATTGTGTTGCGATATTCTTATTTCAGAGCGTAGTCATCATAACAGTCTTCATGGTAGTATTAGGGTTTGTATAAGAATTGCGTAAGATACTCGTAGCAATAAAAACTAAATAAGCACTTGACAAAGTAATAAGTTTGTGATACTATACTTGAAACGATGGAAAAAGAAGGCGATTTGAGTAAGTAATTGAGGAATGATGAAAATGACTATTATAGGAACAGAACAAATTACACGCTGTGAAGCAACACAGGCCCCAGTAGGCCCAGGTTGTAGCGGGTAGTGGTCTGCCTATAAAGGATCATAAACCCGCTAGAAATAGCGGGTTTTTTTTTTTGGTCTTTGAAAATTGAATAATATATGTTTAGATATGTCCCAGTAGTGTAATGGTTAACATACCTGACTTTCACTCAGGTGACTTGTGGGTTCAAATCCCATCTGGGACTCCATCCCCTTTCATAATATTGACTAAAATTGTCTTAAAATGATAAATAGTTATATGAAAGAAAAAATATCTAAAACAGAATTAAAAATGGCTATAAAAAATAGTAATATACAAAGAGAAGCATTGGAGATATTGGGGATATCTAAAAAATACTTCAGGAAATTATGTAAGGTATATGAGGTAGAAACCAACTTTGATAAACATTTTTATAGGAGAACTAATAGAACTAAACTATGTAAATATTGTAAGAAGCAGTTTTTTACAAGAAGACAAAAACAAATATTGTGTTCAAACGAATGTTCTAAACAATATCAATTAACAGAAGAATATAAAGAAAAACTATCTAAAATTAATAAAGGACAAATTCCTTGGAATAAGGGAACAGCTTATTATAATGCAATAAATAAAACATGTCCAGTATGTAATAATAAATTTGATGTAAATAAATGTGATAAAGACAAAATATACTGTTCAAGAGAATGTTATTTAAATGACTCTGAACACAAATATAGAAAATACGCTAAGGGTGGATATAGAAAAGGCTCTGGTAGGGGTAAGAGTGGATGGTATAAAGGATATTGGTGCGACTCAACATATGAATTATGTTATTTGATATATTGTTTAGATCATGATATAAAAATCGAGAGAAATAAAGAAGGTTTTAAATATGAATATAAGAACAAGATTCACACATACTATCCAGATTTTTTAGTTGAAGGTGATTTGGTAGAGATAAAGGGATATAACTCTGAGGAATTTAAGGCAAAAAGAAGTGCTGTTACTAAACCATTAAAAGTTTTGTTTAAGAAGGATTTGAAGGATATATTTGATTATGTTAATAAGAATTACACGAATAATTATGTAAGCTTATATGATGGATATAAACCAAAATATACATATACATGTAGCTTTTGTGGTAAGAAATTTACAACAGATAAAGAAAGAAAAGTGAAAAACAAACTATGTTCTAGAAGTTGTTCTGGAAAGTTTGTAAAAACAATCTAAAGGCTTATTGGATGGTGTGCCTGAAACACCAGACGACCCAAATAAACCCAGGGCAGCGGAACTTTCTGTTAGGGTTATGCCTAACGGCAAACAATTTATGGGGGCGAAGCTTATTCGGTAAAGCACCTGACTTGCAATCAGGAGTCTTGCGAGTTCAAATCTCGTCGCTTCCACCATTTAGTTGTATACACTGAAACACGTAGCAATCCGTTGCTGATCCGAGAGGACGTATACATAGACTAACCGTAGAGGTAGCTACGGAATACAAATTAACCTACCCCGTTTAATGCGCCATTAGTGAAAAAGTAATCACGTCTGCCTGATATGCAGGAGTAGGGGGAGCATTACCTCCATGGCGTACCATTTACGAGAATGCAGTGTAATGGGTGGCACGGCTGCTTTGGGAGCAGCAAGAGCGGTTCGATTCCGACATTCTCGACCATTTTACTTGAAATTATCAAGATAATGATAAGTATTTATATGGAGGTTAAAAATGCCTTATAAATACGTTAAAGAATATAGAAAAAGAATAAGAAAACGGATGGCTGATGCTTTTGGAGGAAAGTGTGGAATTTGTGGTTACGACAAGTATGTAAGTGCTTTAGAATTTCATCATCTTGATCCATCAAAAAAGGAGTTTTCACTAAAATCATATACAATTAATAATTGGAAACTTATAGTTAAAGAATTGAGAAAATGTGTATGTGTATGTTCAAATTGTCATAAAGAAATTCACGGAAACGTTACAGAACTTCCAGATGATATAAATCATTTTGATGAAACATACGCTATAAAGGAAACCTTTTCAAAACCTAAGTTTTATGATGACTGCCCAGTATGCGGAAAAAGAAAAAACGCAGAACGAAAATACTGCTCTATGAGTTGTTCTAATAAAACAAAAGAAAAATTTAATTGGAATGATTATGATGTAGAAGATATGTTGTATAGAAAACATATGAAACTTGCAGTAGTAGCAAGGGTGGTTGGTATTAGTGATAACGCTTTGAGAAAAAGATTAGGAAAGTTAGGATTGCCATATAGAAAGAAAGATATAGAAAAATATATTGCGTCCATAGTTTAGGGATAAAATAGTAGCTTGCCATGCTACAGTCGTGGGTTTGATTCCCACTGGACGCTCCAATTTATTGCTCCATGGTGTAACGATAGCACGATTGGCTCTGGACCAGTTAGTGAAGGTTTGAACCCTTCTGGAGCATCCACTTATGGACTCATGGTGTAATGGTTAGCACAGCAGGTTTTGATCCTGCCAGTCACTGTTCGAGTCAGTGTGAGTCTGCCATTTAGTTCTTGACATATACAAACCTTTCTGGTACATTACCATCATGACATATTACAAAACAGCTATGAATTCGAATAACTTTCTACCAAGTGCTTTGTTTATTGTTGATGACGACAATAATATCATAAAGGGATATATGGCAACATTGGATTTACGTACTGGTGCCAAATCATACGAATTAAAGAAAGCTGTAGCAGGAAACCCCTTTAGCCAATATTCAGCTAAATGCGGTGTAACCACACTTACAGAAGAAGAATTTTTTGCGGAGATGTTATGAAATATCAAATATATTCATTAACATATACTGATGGTGAAACCTTTGAGTACTTAACCGAAGATACTGGAGTTGTAAAACAGGTTAGGCTAAACGGAGGTCTATGGCAAGCTTGGTCAAAGAACGCAGATAAAACCATTGAAGAGTTTTGGGAGAATATATCCTCCTACTGTGATAAGAAAGGTCTTGGGTATCGCTTTGAGATGACAAAAACGTTAACCATTGAAGCCGCTTTTCTGGAGATGGTATGAGCGAAGTATATTACATAACATACAACAGAAACAAAATTTTTCCGTTTAGTGTTTGGCAAACAACCTTTAACGATGACGGAACTGTTGATGAATATGTCCATGATTTTGACATAGAGGAACGTGGAATTAATCCTATTGAAAAACATTATGATAATGTTACTGAGTGGATAGAAGACATACAAACTGAAGATGCATCACCTATCGCAAATATTATCACAGAAGAAGATTTCTTCTTGGAGTTTATATAATGCAGACATTTTTACCACTAGCAGATTTTGAAAAATCTTTGAGAGTTCTAGATTATAAACGTCTAGGTAAACAACGTGTGGAAGCCATGCAACTTCATAATGTCATAACTGGAAATACTACTAAGAGTGGTTGGGTTAATCACCCAGCAGCAAAAATGTGGAGAGGTTATGCTGATGCGCTGGCATTATATCATAATCTTGCAATTGATATTTGGATTGAGTGTGGGTATAATAATACTATGAAGCATATCAATATAGGAAAACTTATATATCCAGATTGGTTTGGTAATGAAAGTTTTCATGCTTCTCATCGTTCAAATCTTTTGAGGAAAGACAAGATTTTTTATGGTAAGTATAATTGGACTGAACCAGATAATCTTCCTTATGTTTGGCCAGTATGATAAGAGTAAACATAAATGGATCATCTTTTGGTATACCAGATCAAAGGGTGCTAAAAAACATCACAGCCGAATGTGAGATTAGCCCTCCAGTTGGAACAAAAGCTTACGAAGAATGGCGACGAAAAAAGTTGCCTATGAAGGTTGAAAAAGATAAGAAGAAGTGATATTATATTTGTAGTGCCTAGGTAGCTGAGTGGTTTAGCCATGGTTTTGTAAACCATAGACGGGGGTCCGATTCCCTCCCTAGGCTCCAAATTTAGGCCGATATAGTTCAATGATTAGAACGTCTGTGTGGTATACAGAAAATTCCAGTTTGATTCTGGATTTCGGCTCCAGAGGGTATTATCGTATATCGAGCTATTAAGATTGAATTACATTAACCCACTGTAATAGGTGAGTATGGTGGAACGGTTGGCCGACTGTTCTAAAGGTGGAATGCACCATGCTTGTTAAATCCTTAATCGGTAGTTCGATTGCGGTAATATCTTTATGCCAGTTTAGTTCAATGTTAGAATTTCTTTCTCGTAAAAAGAAGATAACAGTTAAATTCTGTTAACTGGCTCCAATGAAGAAAGAAAAGATAGTGGGATATAGAGGATCAGAGTTTACAGATAGCGGTTTTATCTATGTTCCTTATGTGCCCGTTGTTAATCAGGTGTCCCATCCAATTAAAAAAGGACAACACGGAGTGATTTTCATTCCTTATGAAAAATTGGATGATGAAACACCATTTGAAGGTCATATGGGTGCCATATTTTCACATAAGGTTTGTGGAATTGAGCAACATGACGGAACGGTTCTTGTTTTCAAAAATAACAAGCTGTTAAAGCGACCAGTTCGTAACAAAGAGATTTTCGAGAAGAAATATTTCACAGAGGCGATATGAAAAAAGTTATCATAACAGTGGTTAATGGAATACCTTTAGATGAGAACGCTAAAAGCGCACATATAATTCTTTTGCAAAAAAGTGATGGGAAATTTGCTATTCTGAAAAATCGTTATGCTACCCCTGATCTTTCAATTAGTTACACAATGGACGAACTAATGGAATTTGGTCAAAAATTTAAGACTCTAGTAATAAAAGAGTTTTTAGAAGAAGGCATAATCACAGAAGAAGAAGCATTTTTATACGGAGTGTAAAATGGGAACAGGAATATTAATGAGTCCAGGTGTTTATCTGACAGAAGTAGATTATTCTACATATGCAGCATGGGACGGTGCTGTAATGTTTGTCCCATATACTAAACCCGAAGATGGAGAGTGTCTATTGGATGCAAATTTGAGTTATGTCTTCCGTTATAAAATTATTGGTATTGAAAGAGAAGATGGTAAAGTTGATGTTTACAAAAATAGCGAAAAGTTGAAGAGACCGCTTCGTAACAAAGAGATTTTTCAGAACAAGTATTTCACCGAGGCAATATAATGGGAGTTGACGGATTCATAGATGTTGCAATAGCAAAGACTAACAGTATATACTACAAAGACAAGTTCTTATTCCTTCCTGCCATGGTTGGAGGAAAACTTATGTGGTGTACAACTGTTTTGGAAAAACAAAAGCGAATAGAATACTGGACTAAGCCATTTCAAATGGAAGCCGAAGTAAAAGACGAGTTCATGGAATATTGTGATTTAGGCGATGTATTTTTGACGGAGATATAATTGAATTTAGGTAATATATCCAGCATAACATTTGCAGGGAAGCACAACATAAAGGAAACAAAGATTTGGTATAGAAGACCCTTCCTGTGGAAACCAATGAAGATAAACGGCAAGACTGTTTGGCTGAGAAGAGTCATTCAGAAGATTGAACGAAGTTCAACTAGAACAGAAATTGCAGAAGCATACATGGACAAGGTTTTGGGATATTACCTTACTGAAGAAGAAGCTTTTCTAGAGGAATTGTAATGAAAATAGCTATAGCAATCATTGTTGCTCTCTTTGCTCTTTCCGTGGTAATTGATTGGATACAGTCAGTTATGAAAGAGAGGAAACGAGTTAAGAAAGCAAGACAACGACAAAGTATTATGGATACACTACGAAACAATAGACGATAATGCGAGTATGGCAGAATGATTATGCGCCAGATTTCCAATCTGGTTTGACGCGGGTTTGATTCCCGCTGCTCGCTCCAATAATGACAACGATAAGCGAAATGGAAACTATGCGAGAAAATAAGCGTTTCTTCATCTGCGATATATGCGGGAATAAACGTCTTTTCATGGAAATATGTAAACGCAATAAGCGGTTGATTTGTCTTACGTGTAATGCTAAGATACTTTTAGATGAAGGACGAGTTACCAAAGAGAAGTATGCTGAGTATTGTGAAGCAGTTGGTAAGATGTGGCGGAATAAGAGATATTTTCAATCTCACGAACAAGACGAATTCTTAGAGAACATTTGACATGTGTGTAGAACGCAGAATGAAGAAAAAGAATCTGCACCAGCTACGGCATCAAGCCCATAAGCTGTTTGATCAAATCTGGAAGAAACCACCTCATGGACGTGGTTGGATGTCTAGAAGAACAGCATATGGCAATTTACAAATTTGGACAAAGAGAAAACAGAAGGATGCACATATAGCGAATTTGAATAAGCGCGAGTGCGCTGAATTAATAGAACGATTACTGGAGATGAAGTTTGAGTTTCCAGATAAATAGGCGTGTAGCTCAGTGGTAAGTTTAGCATCTGTCTTATAAACAGAAGGTCGTGAGTTCGATTCTCACCACGCCTACCAATCATATAAAATCACCCCAAATTTGGTAAATAGTTAAAGGGGTAAGAGTAGATGAAATGTTTAAATTGTGATAAAGAAGTTGAAATAAGCGTTCATAACAAAAAGTTTTGTTCAAAACATTGTAGATGGGCATATAATTACAGAAAACAATACGTTCCTAAACCAAAGATAGAAAAATCATGTAAAGAGTGTGGAGAAACATTCTTAGGTAGTGAAAGAAAACGCTATTGCTCTAGAAGATGTTTATCTAGACATAAATCTAAAGAACATTATTACAAACACGGAAAGGGCAAAGGGGTGTGTAAACAGTGTAAAAAAGAATACACTAAAACTAATACACATCAAACATA